ATCAGATTAAGAATCAAATTAGAAAGGTTATTGCTGATGGTATTAAACTTGATTTGGTTGTTTTGGATTATATTGATTGTGTTGTACCTGATAGACAAGGTAATGATGAGTGGAAAAATGAGGGATCTGTTATACGTCATTTTGAGGCAATGTGCCATGAGTTAAATATTGCTGGATGGCTTGGTACACAAGGAAATCGGTCTTCAATTTCTGCAAATGTGGTAACAAACGACCAGATGGGGGGTTCAATTAAGAAAGCCCAGGTTGGACACGTTATTATTAGTATTGCAAAAAGTCTTCAGCAAAAGGAGATGAATTTGGCCACAGTTGCCATTACCAAATCAAGGATTGGAAAAGATGGTATAGTATTTGAGAATTGCAAGTTTGATAATGAAATGCTTGAAATTGATACAGATACAACCGCAACATTCCTTGGATTTGAAGAACAACAAGTTGAACGTAAGAAAGAAAGGATTAAGGAGTTATTGGTTAAGAAAAATAGCAATGATAATTTTTTATAAAAATTTGATTTTATAATTAAAATTGAATACTTTTATTTTCTGGTTTTATATTTATCTTAACCAAATAAAAAAAGGAATATGAAGAACATTTTTGAAAAGAGGGTAAATATTTTGCCTTATGAATATCCATCTTTATTAGCATATAAGGATGCTATAAGACATGCTTACTGGTTGCACAGTGAATTTAATTTCACAACTGATATTGATGACTATAAAACAAAAATATCAAATGAGGAGAGGGAAGTTATTAAAAGGTCAATGTTGGCTATTGCACAAATTGAGGTGAATGTCAAAACATTCTGGGCTGACTTATACAAGAGAATGCCAATAACTGAAATTGGTGATGTTGGTATGACGTTCTCCGAAAGCGAAGTTCGACACAAGGATGCTTATGCACAATTATTACGAATTCTTGGATTAGAAGATGAGTTTAAATCAGTTATTGAAATCCCTGCCATAAAGAATAGAATTAGTTATCTATCAAAATATTTGGATGGTACAAGGAGTAAGGAGAATAAAATGTACACAAAGTCTATATTGTTGTTCTCATTATTTATTGAACATGTGAGTTTATTTAGCCAGTTTTTAATTATGATGTCCTTTAACAAGGAGAAAAATCTATTCAAGGGTATTTCAAATGTGGTTGAGGCAACCTCAAAGGAGGAAGAAATTCATGGTAATTTTGGTTCAGAACTTATCAATATTATCAAGGAAGAAAACCCAGAATGGTTTGATGCTGAATTTGAGGAATTGATTGTTTCTGCTTGTCATAAAGCATATGCTGCTGAATGTGGAATACTAGATTGGATATTTGAAAATGGTGAATTAAGTTTCTTATCAAAAGATACAATTAAACATTTCATTCAGAATAGATTTAACAACTCATTAAGTAGAATTGGAATGAAGCCAGTATTTGAGGTTGATTTTACAGAGATTGAGAAGACGTTATGGTTTGATGTGGAGATTTTATCAACAAAGGAGGGGGATTTCTTCTATAAGAAATCGGTGGATTATAATAAAAAAAGCAAGAGCATAACAGAAGATGATTTATTTTAAAAAACAAATATAATGAATAAAGAAAAATATTATTGGTTAAATGATGAGAGTAGGCTTTTCTTATCAAGGGGGTATATAAATGAAACCCCCGAGCAAAGGATTAAAGATATTGCTAATAAAGCAGAGGGGTATTTAAAAATTGATGGGTTTGCTGTTAAATTTGAGGAATATATGGCAAGGGGTTTTTATAGCCTTTCTACACCAGTATGGATTAATTTTGGTAAAGAAAAGGGGTTGCCTATATCCTGTTATGGATCCAATATTGATGACACATTAGATAGCATTTTAAATGCTGGAAGAGAGATTGGTATGATGTCAAAATATGGTGGTGGAACTAGTGCTTATTTAGGTAATATTAGAGCAAGGGGAACTAAAATATCAACAGGTGGTACAGCAGATGGACCAGTTCATTATGCAAGGGTGTATGACACAGTAGTTGATGTATGCAAACAATCAGAGGCAAGAAGGGGTGCATGTGCAGTTTGGTTGCCAGTTGAACATGAGGATATTATGGAGTTTCTTGATATTGGATCAGAGGGCAATCCAATCCAGAATTTACAATATGGTGTTACTGTTACAGATAATTGGATTAATGATATGAAGGGGGGAGACCCAAGCAAGAGAAAGATATGGGCAAAAATTATTCAAAGACGTAATGAGTTTGGTTTTCCATATATTATGTTTAAGGATAACTCAAACAATAATTCCCCCTACAAAGAGTTGGGTATGGAGATAACTGCAAGTAACTTGTGTTCCGAAATTCAATTGCCGACAGATTCATTAAACTCATTTGTTTGTTGTTTAGGTTCATTGAATTTACTTCATTGGGATGAGATAGTTGAGACTGATGCAATTGAGGTTTACACAATGTTCTTAAATGCAGTTATGGATGAATTTATATTGAAGTCAGGTAAAATGGCTGGTATGAAAAGGGCTAATAGATTTGCATCACAGCATAGAGCAATTGGTTTGGGTGTTTTAGGATATCATTCATTATTTCAATCCAAGTTAATACCATTTGAATCTTTGATGGCAAAACAATTAAATCATCAAATATTTAAAATAATTAAAGAGAAATCAGAATTGGCTTCAAAATATTTATATGAAGAGAAGGGATATAAATGTTTAAGAGAGGGTTATGCCAACACAACATTAATTGCTATTGCCCCAACCAAGTCAAGTTCATTTATTTTAGGGCAAGTAAGTATGGGTATTGAGCCAATCAAATCAAATTATTTTATTAAAGATTTGGCTAAATCAAAAACAATTTATAAGAATCCATTTTTGGATATTGAATTGGATAAGTATGGTTTAAATACGCCAGAAACCTGGGAGAGTATTTTGAAGAAAGATGGATCAGTTCAGCATTTGGATTTTCCCACAAAAGAGGTGTTTAAATCATTTATTGAAATATCACCAAAAGAATTGATATTACAAGCAGCACAGAGGCAAAAATTTATTGACCAATCACAGTCATTAAATTTGATGATACATCCATCAGTTCCAGCAAAGGATATAAATCAATTATATCTATATGCTCATGAAGAGGGGGTTAAGACGCTTTACTATCAGTTTAGCCAAAGTTCAGCACAATCATTTGCAAGAAATATTAATGAGTGTGTGAGTTGTGAATCGTAGATTTGATACAATTTGTTAAATAAAAAACCCCCAGCCTATTAGTTTAGATTTGGGGGTTTTTAATATTAGTATTGATTTAAACTTATTTGCCACTCAATGTATCATAAAAATCTTCAAGTTTTGATAAATCAGATTTACTAAATGCAAAATTAGTATTCTCAAATTTATCTTTCATTGTTGAAAGTTTATCCATAATTTTGTTAATCATAGATATTGCTTTTTTACCAGTTGTTGCTTTACTTTCTTTATGGTAGTCCATAAAAAGGCCTTCACTTCCTTTATCTTCAACAATTCTTTTAACTAGTTTATTTAAACCAGCTTCTGTTAATCTTATTGTTCTCATAATTTTTTTTATATAAATATACAATAAATTAAAATAGTTTACAAATTTGTGAAAAAGATATATTTATATTTAAATGAGTTATAATGGCTGAAGGTTTTACATATGGTGTTGATTTCCCTTTTGATACATCTTTAAGGGGTGATGCATTAAAGATGACAGAATATATTGGTGATGAGATAAGAGCGTCATTATTACATTTGTTATTAACAAGAAAGGGTAGTAGATATTATTTACCAGATTTTGGAACAAGGCTATATGAATTTTTATTTGAACCTTTGGATATTGTTTCATTTGATGTTATTGAGGCAGATATTAGAGATTCTGTTGCCAAATACATACCAAATTTAACTATAATAAATATTGTTATTGAACCTTTGGATGTTAGTGAAGAGGTTAATACATCAAAATTAAATATTGATGATTTTGGTTTAAAACCATCTGACAAGATATATAGATCACCGGGTAATGGTACTTATCAAAATACAGCAAAAATAAAAATTGAATTCACATCAAACACAAATGCGTTTGCTGGGAGTGATTTTGTGGTTATAAATATATAATATGGCAGATAGACAAATTTCATATGGCGTTAGAGATTTTCAAGGAATAAGAGCAGAATTATTAAATTATGTTAAAACTTATTATCCTGATTTAATAAATGATTTTAATGATGCATCAATATTTTCAGTATTTCTTGATTTAAATGCTGCGGTTGCTGATAATTTACATTATCATATTGATAGAAGTTTACAAGAAACTGTTTTACAATATGCACAACAGAAATCATCAATATATAATATAGCAAGAACATATGGATTAAAATTGCCTGGGCAAAGGCCATCTTTAACTTTGTGTGATTTTTCCATAACTGTTCCGGTATCAAGTGATAAGCCAGATGGAAAGTTTGCTGGTCTTCTTCAAAGAGGGGCGCAAGTTTTGGGTAATGGAGTTATATTTGAAACAATTAATGATATTGATTTTTCATCTGACTATGATGCACAAGGTAATAAGAATAGAACGGTTATACCAAATTCATTAAATAGTAATATAATTAACTATACGTTAACAAAAAGAGAACCTGTAATTAATGGTGTGACAAAAGTATTTAAAAGGGTTATTACCTCATCTGATGTTAGACCATTTTTTGAATTGTTTTTACCAGAGAAGAATGTTTTGGGTATTACTAGTGTGATAACAAGAGATGGGCAAATTGGAACAGTCCCCCCAAATTCAGAATTTATTGGTGATACTAATAAATGGTATGAAGTAGATTCATTGGCAGAAGATAGGGTATTTATTGTTGATACAACAAAAAACACGGGATCCTCCCCTATTAAAGTTGGTAAATATATTCAAACAGAAAATAGATTTGTATCAGAATTTACTCCAGAAGGATATAAAAAAATTACATTTGGTAATGGGGTTAATACAGCATTGGAACAATTGAATCAATTTACAACAACAGGGCAATTTCCAACATTGCAGAATTATTTAAATAATTTTTCATTAGGAAGAACATTAAAGCCAAATACAACTTTATTTATTCAATATAGAGTTGGGGGTGGGTTAAATACAAATTTGGGGCCAAACACCATTAATCAAGTTGGTGTTAATACATTTTCTATTACTAATGGTAGTCCATCACAACAATCAGCAGTCATTAATTCATTGAGGGTTAACAATGCTTTCCCTGCAATTGGGGGTGCTGGTTTGCCAAGTGTTGAAGAGGTTAGAAATTTTGTTTCATTTAATTTTGCGGCACAAAAACGTGCGGTAACAATAAGAGACTATGAATCAATCATAAGAAATATGCCCCCACAATTTGGTGCACCAGCAAAGGTTTCAGTTCAAGAAGTTGATAATAAAATCCAAATTCTTGTTTTGTCATATGATAATAATGGGAAATTGATTAGTGATAATTCAAGATTTTTAACAGATAACATTGCCAATTATGTTTCAAATTATAGGATGATTAATGACTATGTTGTTGTTTCATCAGCAAAGATACTTGATGTTAGTATTGATGCCAATATCATAGTTGTTCAAGGGTTTGACACCAAAAGCATTGTTGAATCTGTCATATCTACCATTAACACCTATTTCTCACCACAGAATATGCAATTGGGTAAAGATATTAATTTATCTGAATTAAAAGGTAATATTCAAAAATTGACAGGGGTTGTGACAATTTCAAATCTTACAATTAAAAATGAGATTGGGGGTGATTATTCTGGGGATTTTGCAACAACAAGATTGGTTCCTGGGGCATCAAGAGTGATGGTTCCAACTGATGAGATAATTTTTGCTCAACCATCAGAAATATATCACATTAGATATCCAGAGAGAGATATAAGGATTAGTGTTAAAACAAACTCAGGAGTTACAATAGGATAATTCATTTATTTTACGTGTTTAGTCTTTATATTATATACAATAAAATATTTACTTAAAAAAAGGCTTGATGCAAAATACATATAGAATAAAAACCAATATTGGACAAGATAATTTTGTTAATTTTCAGTTAGACCAAAATATTGAATTTCTTGAAATTTTATCATTTAAAGTTAGACAATCTGATATCTATACATTGGATTGTGCCAATTATGGGGTTGTTGCAGGTAGGATTACAGCAAATAATGGTTTTGGATTGGCAAATGCTAGGGTATCAGTATTTATTCCACTATCAACAGAGGATGAAGATAATGCATTAATCAACTCAATTTACCCATATAAATCTATTGGTGATAAAAATGAGGAGGGATATAGATATAATTTATTACCATATGAACCATCTTATGAAGGTCATGTTGCCACAGGTAATTTTCCATCATTGAATGATGTTTTGGCAAAAAACCAATATATTGAAGTTTATGAGAAATATTATAAATTCACTGTAAAGACAAATGATAGTGGTGATTATATGATATTTGGAGTTCCAATTGGGGGACATACAGTTTTTATGGATTTGGATTTATCTGACATTGGGGCATTTTCATTAACTCCCCAAGATTTGATAAGGATGGGCAGAGCAGCAGAGGGTCAATTTAAGGGAAATTCATTTCAAGCATCAACAGATTTGGAATCATTGCCACAAATTGTTTCATTATCTAAAGGGATAGAAGTTTCACCATTCTGGGGGGATCCAGAAACTTGTGATTCAACAATTAATAGAGTTGATTTTGATTTAAGAACAGATGCTAGTATTGATATTCAACCAACATCAATCTTTATTGGGTCAATATTTGGAACAAATAACATAGATAGCGTTAAACTTAATTGTGGGGTTAAAGAATCTTTGGGGAATTTATGTTTGCTTGAAACTGGTCCAGGACTAATTCAATCAATTAGACAAACAAAAAGTATTGATTCAGATGGTTTGCCCATTCTTGAATTTTATGAATTGGATAATGGGGGTAGAGTTATTGATGGGGATGGTACTTGGGTTGTTGAAATGCCAATGAATTTGGATTATATCATAACTGATGAGAATGGAAATTTGCAAATAACAGAAGATGAAACAATAGGTATTCCAACAAGGGGAAAATATAGATTTAACATAAAATGGGAAGATTCTATTAGTTTAACAAACACAACAAGAAAAGCCAATTTTTTGGTGCCAAATATTAAAGAATATGGGTGGACAGAAGGGGGTGGTAATCCATCAAGTTCTGGGAGTAATGATGAAGCCAAAAAGGCACAAAGTGGTTCATATTATTTTGGACTTGATTGGAAAAAATATACAAACAAGATTGCTGCAATTAATTGTGAAGATACATTTTATGAATTTGAATATAATAAAGTATATACTGTTTCTGGATTGGTTGATCAATATCAGGGTGGGACAAATAAAGGCAAATTTATTGGAATTAAAGAAATTGGGGATAGAAGTTGTGAGCAAGTAATAAATAAATACCCAGTTAATGATGGTGTGAAAAACTTTGATTTGTTTTATTACTTATTTTCAATAATATTGCAAATTATTCAGTTTATTAATATTCCATTAATATTTGGATATCATTTGATTTCTTTTTTGTGGAATTTTATGGCTGTAATATTATTACCAGCAATAATTGTACTTTTGGGTTTTTTCATTAAAAATTATATATCTAATGTAATTAAAAATTATGCAATATCTGTTGCTTTATTTTCAGCAGGGATTATACCAACATTACCAACATTTGCATCATTTTTATTATTCCAAATTAGTAAAGATTTATTACTATTAGGCCCAATTTTATTTTTACTTGTTTATTTGACAATTAATTTTAAAAAAATAGTTAAGAAAAAATTAAAATTAATTCATTTGCCAAATATAACTTACCCAAATTGTGAGTTTTGCATTTGTGATATGGAAGAAGTTGATGTTGATTTAGGTAGTGGAATACAAAACAATGGAGTATTATCTCAGGTATCCAATTATACATTATATTATGATAAGTTATCACAAAATTTTGATTGGAAATTAATGGGTAATATTATTGAGAATAATACTAGTGATAATATAAATTATAAAGATAGTTTTAATTATGAAGATGATAAGCCATTATTATTATTTACTATTGCTCAATCAATTGGGGGTAGGACAGACAACTCATCTGGAATAAATCCTAAAAAAATTGGTGAGACAGATATTAAAATGCCTAGGTCAGATGAATTTCAATTAATACAAATTGATAAAAAAATTAGTATATATAGTGAAACATTGCCTATTGGTGAAAGAATTAATTATTTTAATTTAAGGGAGAATTATTTTTATGAAAAAAATAAGGTTAAAGTTACTTTTGCTAATGATATTATTGAAAATAGAAATAAATTTCATTATGACAATGTAATTGTTTTATTATCTGAAGCCTATTTTGATTCTGGGGATATATTAAGTTTTGTTAATAATTCATTATCAAAAGATCCTAATTTTTTGGTCACCGGAACAACAATTGAAGGTGAGATTATATATGGAGTTAATGGAACAACTAAAATAACAAATACAAATAACATTATAAATGTTAAATATGCAAATACTCAAGATACAGAAGGTAGTCAAACATATAAATTACCATTTATAACAGGAGCAACAAGCACATCGTATTATGCTTCGGATATTGAGTATTTCCAAGTTATTACTGGTATAACATATTCAGATTATATAAAATTATCAGATACAAATACTAAAGGTTATTTACCTAGTGTTTTAACTTCACCTGCTGTACTTAGAGTTAAAATTGGTGGTCAAGGTACACCCGGGGATGAGTTGGTGGTAGATAACCCAATCCAATATTTCAATGGTATTGAAAATCAATATGTTTTAATATTACAAAGAGGAGTTGATCCATATTCTCCAGAATATGATAATAAGTATGATTTGAGTAAAATATTTGGATATGAATTTGGCAATATAATTATAAATAGTGCTACCAAATTAAATATACCAATTCAAAAGTTGAATGAATATGCTGGCAATATTAGGCTTTTAGGTAAAGGAGGTAACTCATCAGACTTTATAACAACACAAACATTAACAAATCAAGAAGATATTTTCTTTGAATCTTACAGTTTTCAACCAGGAATTGAATTTAGACCATATGAATCAGATTCTGTTTCATATTATTCTGGTATATTTGGTCGTAATTCACCAATAACTAAACCTTTTATTATTAAATTAGGCCTTATTCCTACATTAATTAAGTATATAAAAAATTGGGTAAGTGCTGAACCTATTGATTCTGATAATAATTTTTTTATTGTCAATAGTGAACGTGCGGGGAGGGAAAAGGATTATCCAAAGAAGACCCCTATCCAATGGATTGATTCAAAATATAGCAATTCAAAATTGGATTTTAATGGTGGTACATATATGGTTGGTAAAGGTGATGTTGTGGCAAATAATAAATATGATATTAATCCATTTGAATTTGATAATTTCATGTTATACTATTCATATAGTTCGCATTTAGAATTAAAGAATAGAAAGTTATCTCATTCTAATAGTAACAAAATTATTTTAAGAACAGATAGGCTACCAACATCAGATGGTTTAGATGGTAAAAATTGGTATAGTAATGGGGTTGGTATATTACAACAAAATAACTCTTTTACAATATATAAATATCCTAAAAAATCAACAGGAGAAAATTCACCCTTATATATTAATGCTGGTTTTGATGCTGATATTTTGGCAAATGATTTAGAGGGGCTACCAGGGTATGCAAGTGTAAATACATCATTTAATTCTTGTAAAGATTTAGTTCCCCTATCTTGTTATGAAAATAAAAATGATTCAGAAACATTATCTATAACTGAAAAATGTAAGTCAACTAAAAGACAATCTATATATATTAAGGATGGTTGTTACCAATTAGTTAGACGACCTATACTTGATTTATTGCCAGACATTGATGCATTCCGTGAATGGGCTTTTAGGTTTAAATTAAATTATGGTTTATGTAGAGGTATTGTATCAGAAACATTTGTTAATAACTGGGTTAATGGATCTTTGTTTATGCCATCATTTAAATCAAACACTATTGGTGCATATAGAAATAATCCACAATATTGCAAGGATATTGTTTATTATGATAATACAACTTCAAACTTTTATTATAGAAGTTCCCCTTATTATAGTGGAACAACTATGGGGCAATTTGTTGGCAACCAGAATAATTATATTGCAAACAAGTTAAATTATTATAATTTAATGTATCCAACAACCATAATTAATTTGGGTATTAAAAATAAGTTATTAATTGGGTCAAGGGGATTTGATACTTATGGATATATGGTAAATCAAATAAATTATACAAGTTATTCAGATAATTCTGATTTAATTAACATGTTTGTTATGAGTAGGGTTTTGGATTCTAGTATATTGAAAAATCTTAATAAGAATACTAATATAACAATAAATTCATTTTTTAGTAGAAATGGTAAAAAGGTAGATGGTGATTTGGCACAATTAATGTCTATTAATTCAGAATTTGGCGTTGTGAAGTTTTCATCAGAATTTTATTCTTTCACCAATAATAATTCACCATCTTTAATTTTTAGAGAAAAGGGTAGAAATTATATGGGGGTATTTTATTCATCATTGCAAGATGATTTAACCTATAAAGATTATATATCACCTGGTAGGATTGGTTTTAGAGATAGTATTACAAATTCATTAATCCCAAGATATTTTGATATTAGATCACAAGAGGTTCCATTTTATTCTTGGGAATTGGCAGAAAATTCTAATAGCATTTTTGGAACAGACAAGAATAATTGGGGAACACAAAAAGTTGATATTGTTGCAAAAAAGTATCAATCTCTTGAAAGAATTAAACCCAGAAATAATGATACAGCAAAGTTTAGTGAATATGATAGCACAGATTATTTTGTTTCAGACAATTCAGATATAGCATATAATTCACATAGGGGTTATATATATTCTGATATAAATGGTAAATATAATAAAACTAAACAAGAAAATACAAAATTTGTTGTTGGTGCACCATTTCATTTTTATTTTGGAATAAAGAAAGGATTTTCATCTTTGGATAAATTTAAAACAAAATATTTGAATGAATAACTATATTATAGTACCAAGCATTTATAGAAATAAGATTGGGGATGAAATTGATTCACAAATATCAGTTGACCTTGTTAATTCATCCAAAGAATTAATTGAATTTGATAGAAGTGTTAACATAGATTTAAAGGAATTGTATGAGAAGGAGAAGAGTGCATCATTTAAGATACGACCAGTTTATAACATAAGTTATTTATATAATAATATATATTCTGGAACAACAACAACCAAATATGAAGATGAATTAATTTATCCATTAAAATCTTCATTAATCATTCAATCTAAAAATGTTAGAAAGGGGTTATTACAATCTTATGAGTTTGATTTTTTTAGACCAAAAACAACAACTGCTTTTGGTTTTGAAAGCATTAGTGCATTTACATATAATTGGAATTATTATTTAACTTATCCATCTTCTGAAGATAATAAAAAGATATTAAATATTGGTTTTAAGGGAAAAGATTTTGAATGGGTTGCTGGTGATGGCATTCCATTTGTTTCTGAAAATATAACAATTAATGGTTTTAATGTGACAAAAATTATTTGTGGATTAAATCATAATTTGAATTTAGGGGAGAGTGTGATGATTAAAATTGGTAATAATGAATCTTTGCATAATATATTATCATTTGGTGATGGTTCTTTTAATTCTGAAAAGACTATAATTAACATCATTAACATTAATGATAAAATAAAAGGAAATGTATATGGAACATTAAGGCGTGTTACAAATAGTGCCAATAGCGGTGAAACCATTTCAAAATATTATATTAGAAAACACAAAGTTATAAAAGGGGGTGATAGAGTTGTTGCCACAAAAGCAGGATTTCAATCTGGTATTTATGATGGGATAGAAACATTAAGTTATGATGATAATAATAATAAATTCCCAACAAAAAGAATAGGTTCAAATAAATCATATAATTTTACCATACAGGATGAAATTGATATTGAAGGAATTGTTGATAATAGAAACAGACCTTTAACTGAATTATATTTAACAATTTTATTTAAAGGGTATTCTGGGTTTTTTGCATCAAAAAATAAACCAATGAAACAAGGCTGGGATTTTAATAGAAGTGAGTCAGTTAGTGATTGGTGGGATGATAGCAACACATTATCCAATAGCAATATTATGGCAATATCATATTCAGATGACGCAAAATCAAATTTTTATTATTACAATCCCCCCAATGAATTTGATGGTGATTTTTGTGAATATAATGAATATAATCAAGAGGAGATTGTTATTTCAGATTTTTATTATAAAATAAAACATAATGAAAGTGTTTTTAGGGTTGCTGGTTATGATAATAATAAGTCAGGATATTATTATAAGCCACATAATAGAATGACATTAAAGGTATTTTCAAATTATGTTGAATCAGTTGGTTTAACATCAAAAGATAACATCCCAAGCTATGCATTCTATTCAAAATTTGATGCCCAATTTAGGTGGAGAGATATTTATAGTGTTGGTTTTTTTGATGAGAATTCAAATGGGGTTAATTACCCATATGTTAATGATACATTTTATCCATTTTCAGATGTAATATTCAAATTAATACCAGATACTTCTGGGTATGATTTTAATTCATTATTAAATGATGGGAGCGGTGTTGTTGTAAAACCTATTATTGATGAGTGTGAATAAATATAAATTAAGATTACCAAATGTTAATGATTTAACCATAAGCATTCCTGTTAGTATTAATGTGGAAAATTTAGGTCAAGATGATGTTATTGAACAATATGAAGATACAATAATTAGCAATGCAATAAATGATAAGATAGATTACGAGATAGTTAGATTTCAACATAAGGGATATTTTCCTCCAATTCCAGTGTCAGCATCGCCAACACCAACACCAACCCCAACACCAACCCCAACTATGACCTCTACTGTAACACCAACCAATACGACAACACCAACATATACACCAACACCATCAGTTACACCAACTATACAACCATCAGCATCTGCTACACCAACATTTACACCAACCCCATCAATAACACCAACTATAACACCAACAACTTCAATAACACCATCAATAACACCAACCATAACACCAACAACTTCAATAACACCAACAAATACAACAACTCCAACAATGACGCCAACACCATCAGCAACGGAATTAAGATATTATTCATCAAATAATCTAATAGTATTCAATCAAAATTGTAATTCAAATTAATATGAGTGAATTTAACGTATATGCGCCAACACCTGGTAGTGGATGTTCAAGTTGGTTTAATCATGCAACTAGTGGTGATGCTTGTAATTCAATATTTTGCACAACAATACCAACAACTTGTGTGGGGGATTGTGATAAGTTATATGTGACAAACCAAAGAACTCCACAGAGAATAGAGATTAATGATATTATTTACATTGGGACAGATACTGGTTATGAGATATTACCTGAAGGTTGGTATGTTAGCAGTACAAAGGGTACGGTATTCAATATTAATTCAAGTGGTGTTTTGATAAGTGTCAATACTTGTTCTGGTACAACTTATGTTACAGATTTGGATGGGAATTATTATGGTACAGCTACCATTGGAACACAAACTTGGTTTACAGAAAATTTAAGAACAACAAGGTATAATAATGGTGCTGATATTCCAAATGTAACTAATAGTACAACTTGGAGTAATTTAACAATTGGTGCTTATTGTGCATATAATAATAATAATATTGATAATTGTTTTGGGTATTTGTATAATTTTTATGCAACAACTAATCTATGTCCAACCGAGTATAGAGTTCCCACATTGGCTGACTATGCAACTTTATCCACATATCTGGGGGGTAATAGTATTTCAGGTGGGAAGATGAAAACAGAAGGAGTTGTATGGTGGGATAGCCCAAATGATGGGGCAACAAATACTAGTGGATTTAGTGGTTATCCAGCAGGTAGAAGAGTGTATAATGGTAATTTTAATTTCTTTGGGGAAACGGGTACTTTTTGGACTAATACAACAACTGGATGTATTGTTAATTTTGCCAAAATAATTCAATTAAAATATAATAATAATAATTTGGATTTCCAATGTGATGATAAAAACAATGGGTATTCGGTTAGATGTATAAAAAATTAATATAATGGCAACAGATTATAGTTTAAATATAAAATTTAATTTTTTACAAGGAATTGATATTACCAATAATATAAATTGGAAGACAACGTATTTGACCCCAAATAATGGATATATTGAAAATGATGTAAGATTTAATACAAATAGTTTTAATAATTCATTTTTCAAATTAGATTATTATGACACCCCTTTTAGTAAATCGCAAAAATTATATTTTACAACTATATTACAAGCCAGCAATGGAATTCAATCAAATAATTTAATAATTCCAGAGTATTATTTGGATCACGACATTAATACAGAGGGTTTTTATATTTATTGGTTAAGGGATAAGACAATATTTAATCTTGATACTTTTTATGTTAGTGCAACATTTTTCAATGGTAAAACTGGAATGGTTAAAAGAATGTCAAATATTTGCCAAGGGGATTCAAATTTGAGTGATAGATATAATTTAAATGAAGTTTTTGATTTTCATTATAAATTAAAATTGGATTATGATAATAAGACATATGAATATTTTGATATTAAAAAAGATAATAGGATTGGTATTTCTGGATCACCAATTTTATGGTATGAATATATAAGCAGAAAATGATATATAAAATTAAAATATCCCCTGAGTCGGTATCATCATTAATTAAATACTTTGATTATAGTGGTAAGACAATTGGCGTTTATACTGGTATGACAAATATTTTATCAGGTGGGACAAATGGGGCATCAACATTAACAGGATTAACAATTCCTATTTTGTTAACGCAAGATATTGTTGATATGGGGTATTATTCAGAATTTGATGGTGCAATAACACAAAAAGATGTTGCAACAAACTTTGTATTTTCTGGGGAAAATGATAGTAGAATTTGTGTTTCAAATACCTCAATAGTTAAGACATCAACATTGGATTCTACTTATTTGATAGATTGGGGTGATGGGCAAATTGAACAAATGATATCTCCTAAATTGTGCCATACTTATACCAAATCAGATGGGGAATTTACTTTAACATTAACACAAAGAAATAATTTTGGTTCAAACATTGTCAGTAAGACAATAAAAAAACCATTTAAATTAGCTACCATATCAAATCCATTTGGCACAACATCATATATACCAAATGCTGGTCCTTGGAAGAATACTAATATAAATTATGATTATATCTTCACAGGGGATACTGGATTAAAAAAATATTCATACAATGATGTTAGTTCAGTTGATGTGTCTGGTTATACAAAATCAAGATTAAATGATTTGGCTATTTATGGTAAAGATGAATTTAAAGTTGGTAAGTTGGTAAATAAAAATGGTTTTGAGGGAAAATTAACAGAAATTAAAGAAACCATTTTCACAGCATATACCATTAGCAATATTGATTATATTGATTATCAAAATGGAATAACAATATTTAAAACAAATATTAAAAAAGAGCCAATATACCCAAGTCCAATTGTTAAAAATGATTTATTAATGAAGAGCGTTTCTGATGTTCAAATTTTTTCAAATGTTTTTATTGAGAGGGGGAAAAATTCTGGATATGAAAGAGTTCAAAGACTTGGTGAGGTGAGAACTTTGTTAGATATGGAAAAATATGGATATGGATATTTTAATTTAACAAATAAATAAAGAATAAACTATTTATATTAATATAAAAAAAAATTATGGCAATTGGTACATATGGCACGGTTAGACCTAGTGATGTAAATCCTGAAGATGTTGAGATTATAATGGTTTACTCCCCAACCAGGGATCAGAGTGAAACAATTGTGCAAAAAAAATTATCAGCAACTGATATTTTGACCCCTTATTTTGAGGATGCAAATAATGTTGAATTATTGGGGGGTTTATATAAGTTAACATTACCAGCAACAGAATTTAATGCATTGGGTTATTATACTGTTTATTTAAGACCAGCACAAATTAGAACAAAAATTACTGATTGTGGGGTGTTAAGTGCTCTTCCTAATGTTAAGGGGATTGTTATCAATTTGGATAATGTTCCAGCAGACTTTAGAAATAAATTTGCATCACCCCAAGAGTTGGTTGGGTATCGTGTTGAATATTTAAATAATAAACAAAAAGTTCCAAATTTCTTTAGAATAGTTACATCATCTTTTTTTTGTGAACCCATAGTGACAAATGAAGTAAATACTAGTGTAAAATCAATTAGATATAGATATGTTGATAATGACACTAATTTGGTGTTTTTAACATTATCACCAAGTAGTTCACCTTCAAACAAAACCAATGCAGTTCCATTTATTGGGCAGCCAAATCAAGAAATTATTATAACAAATAGTTATTTCAACCCCACAACGCTTGAAATTGAAATGGTTGAACATGATATATCCACATTGGCAATTGGTTTATTTGGCAACCAAACTAAATCAGTTGAAGATGGTATCTATACTTTATATGATACAGCAAATAATATTTACAAACAATATAATTTATTTGAAGTTAGAAACCAATTTACTAATTTATTATATGAAGTTAGACAAGATAGGGGGGATGATGTTGACATAAGTAAAAATTTAGATAATATACTAGAATAATGCCAAAAATAATTATAACAGATTCACCTGGTAGTGGGGTTGGAGTTTTTGATAATATTGTTGGACTTCAAGTTACTGAAGGAGGGGGGTTAACGCTTGGAACTTTTGAGTTTAGGTCATCCATAACAGATGATGCCCCTATTACTTTATATGTTAATTCATTTAGTAATCCAATAACTCTTGAATCTTTAAGTATTGATAATAATAGTAGTTTTAGGGAATTAGTTTCAAAGGAATTAAATGTTTACCCCAACTATGATTTGACCCAAGTTATGGGGTTTACCTTATATGGATCATTGGCAAAAAGATTTTCAGTATCTATAACAAAAATAATAAATTATTATCCAGCATCAATTGATATAAATTTATATGATATTAATTTTAGTACAGGATATACAGCAACAAATATTTTATATGACCAAGTTTTAAATGAAACTGAATTTGATATAAATATTGAAAAAATATATAACCCATTTGGAATTGATTTTTCTAAAAATGCTGAAACTAATATAAAATCTAGGGAAATTGCTATTTCAGAATATAGAAATTTATCAAAATTTTATTTGGATTATGATTTGCAATTAAATGGGGTAAATTATCCCTTGTTAAATTTGGATAAATCAAATAATCTTAATACTGGGGTGTTAAAGATTATTGTTGAAGGTAATCCATTTTCTGGGGGTTCTCAATCAGTTGATTCTTATATCATCAAGCCAAATGATTATTTGTATAATTTGGTATTAAAAACTGATTTTGATGAGATTGAGCAATATATGCTAAATACCATATCCATACCAAAATATACTATGACTTTACAAGTCCCAGAAGAAAATATCAATGGGGAATTTTTGGTATATAATAGGGATATTACATTTCCATTAGATGGTATTTGGAATATTGACATTTCAAGTTCAAGTTTCACCAATTATATAAATGAATTACAAGAAATTGCAGAATACTTTGATAGTGTTAGGACAAATTTAATTTCAAGATTTTTGGTTTCAGACTCTTTGAAAGAATTTGATACATTTGACAGAAGGGTTGAAAGTGTTTTACAGATATATGGTAGAAGTTTTGATGAAGTTAAGAAGTTTATTGATTCTCTTGCTTTTATGAATTCTGTTAATTATACCCCAAAAAATGATATACCATCACAATTATTATCAAATTTGGCAAATACATTAGGTTGGGCAGAGAATTTCCAATTTATAACGGATCAGACTTTAGTTGAATCTTTATTTGGAAATAATAGTGATTTTAAATTTCCAGCATATAATCGTTCACAAACTCCATTAGAATTAAACTATTCTTTTTATAGAAATTTGGTTATAAATTCATTTTACCTTTTCAAATCCAAGGGGACAAGAAAATCCATTGAGTTTATTCTTAAATTATTTGGCATACCAGATGCATTAATAGAATTTAATGAACATATTTATTTGGCTGACCAAAAAATAAATTTAGATAAATTTAATTCTGAATTAGTTAAAATTAATACTGGGTCATATATTGATAATGATCCAATTGTATTAAGTACAACATATCCACTTTCAGGTAGAACATATAGTGCATTTACAGCAAATACCAGAATTGTAAATACCACTAAAGTTAATTACCCCCTTGATGTGACAACAGGTTATCCACAGATAAAAGAAACAGATGATTTTTTCTTTCAGATGGGGGCAGGTTGGTATCAATTAACTCCTGAACATAGAAGTTTACAAGTTAATACCAGAAGGCAAGTTGGGACTGAAATAACTTATGGGGTTGAATTTGAGAAATTAACGTATGGTGAAAAATATTTGGATAGGTTAAGGAAATTTCCATACATTGATGAGGGGTTTAGTTTGGAGAAAGTTATTGATAATAAAAAATCTTGGAATAGTTCTAATTTATTATTAAGAAATTCATCTGATGGGGATTATAATGCTTATTATACTTTACCAGATGAGAGATTATTGTTAAATGTAAAAAATGTTAGTTTATTTTTAAATCCAGCACAAGGATTGCTTTATGATATATGGGTTCAATCAAGAGAAAAGGATTACCCAATTCCGCAATCTGGATTAACATATCCTTATCCTACAACTGGGGGAACAGATTCAACCATAATTAATCCACAACCAAAATCAAAATCATTTTTTGAATTTGCTCAAACTTTTGCAAATGATATGATTAATGTTAGGAATAGGTTATACATCACAGATGGTAAAACCGGGGGATATCCAGTATTACAATCCATATTTTGGAAATATATTGAAGCAAAGATAACTAATAATATTGATACCAATCAATATACTTATGATAAATTAATTGAATATGTGAATGGGATTAACCCAAATTGGATTAATCTTGTTGAACAAATGATTCCAGCAACAACATTATGGATGGGGGGTGTTAAATATGAGAATTCACCATTTCATAGACAAAAATATGCATATAAAAGATTTAGTATAACTGGAGGAACATCACCACAAGTGATAACAACAGGCAATGGTGTTGTGGTATTTGGTTTAACATCAATTGCAGATGGAGACGAGTATATCACTTCACCAATATTTAAAGATATATGCGATAAAAATAATATTAATCTTCTAGTTTATCCATCAAAATCATTTAATGATATTTTGGGTGATAGTATTTCAGAGGCAAAACTTGATTTTAGTGATACATGTTCTAGTGATAATGTATTGACAACTTGGTATGTTGAAATAATATTAAATAATACAATAGTATCCAAAGTTGAGTTTTATAATGGTTTGGGTAGTGATGATGTTCCTACTAGTTCTGCTTGGAATTCAGCAGTTTTAACAGGATTAGAAGGGGTGACCAAATATGATATAAATTATTCTTTACCAAACAATAACAATGTTACTTTTGTTGATTTTGCTTGCAACAATGAAAATACATATGATAGTACATTGGTGATAAACGTTGGTATTGATATAACTTTAATTTGCGAATAATGGCAGCATTTGATTATTTTTTGAGTTTAACAGGCGACTGCACTAATACAAATTCTGGTGCAATACTTCTTGAATTAAGTGGAGGAACGCCACCTTATAGTATTGAATTTATTAATCCATATATTGATAGTACCCCTTATATAACAATAACTGAACCAGTATTAATTACAAGTTTATCAGCAACAACTTATGGGGTTAGAGTGAATGATTCAACTGCTCCAGATAATTTAGAATTTTATTTAAATATTCCAATATCTAGTGGAGTTTGTACCTCAATATTGTCAACAATCAATTCAACATGTGGGGATTCAAATGGTTCAGTAACTGGAACAACAACATCTCTATTTTCAACAACAGATTGTTATTTATATACTAGTGGAAATACCTTAATATCAAACAATATTTTTAATTCGGAGGAAATTATTTTTGAAAATTTAAGTGCAGACACTTATTATATTTATGTTGAAGATATTGGGGGTTGTACAGCAAAAACAGAAAATTTTATAATAAAAAATTCCACATCATTTGATTATGGTTATTTTATTGTTAAAAATTCACCTTGCTTTACTGGATCAACAGGTGCAATATACATAACAGGTCAAACAAATCCTGGGCCTTATAGTTATTTTTGGAACAATGGAGCAACTGGGAATACAATCACAAATTTACCCACAGATTCTTATTCTGTTAGTGTTACAGATGGTCAAGGCTGTGTTAACACCAAAATAATTATAGTTGAAGAGGCAGAATCTATGGGATTATTACAGATAATTCCCACACAACCATCATGCTTTACTGCAACAGGTTCTTTAGACGTTACCATTAGTGGAGGTACTGCGCCATATTATTTTTCAGCAAGTACAGGATTTTATGATATAACATATAGTAATAACATTGTGATTACTGGATTAACATCTGGTACTTATGACATAAGGGTTATAGATGGTGCATTATGTTCACTTGATATTACAACAAGTTTAGTTAGTGAAAATTCTGTTTCAAGCGTTGAATTTATTGGAACAAATTCATTATGTGGCTCATCTAATGGGATTATATCAATTAATATATTGGGGGGAACTGGACCATATACTTATGGGTTAATTCAACCAAGTGGGGATACAATAACAAATACCACAACTTCAACAAATTATTTATTTACCAATTTAGGAACTGGTACATATACAGTTTATATGCAAGATTCTTCAGGTTGTTACTATGATGAAGAAGTGACAATTATTGCTGAAGATAAATTTGAATTAAATTATTCATTAACTGGGACAACTTGTAATTCAAACAATGGTACTCTTTTTGCATATATTACAACAGGGGGCACACCCCCATACGATTTTTATTTGGATGATGTAAATAGCATTTTAGATACAAATTTAACAGGATATACTTTTACAAATTTAAGAGATGGGAATAAGACTTTAAGAGTTATTGATTCAACTGGTTGTGAGCAGATAAAAGTATTAACAATACCCACAAGTAATTATTTGGATTTTTCATTATATCCAACATCATGTGTGAATGGTAATGATGGTACAATAACAGCTTTGATAACTGATGGGTTGCCACCTTTTACATACACTTGGTCAAGTAATGTATCTGGTAATCCACAATCAATATCAGCAACTGGGTTAACTAGTGGTGATTATTCATTAACAATTGTGGATAATAATGGTTGTTCATTAACCAGAGATGTAAGTATAAGTTGTTTTAGTACAGTAAAGTCGTATCAAACATACATTGTTGATTCAAAAGTATTTGGGATAAATTCAATAAATAAATTTGGATTATTAGATTTCTTGAATGAGGGCTTTAGTGATTTGGTGAATATGGAGTTTAGTGGATCAACCACTATAATCGATCCAAAATGTAATTTAAACTCAGCAATCTTCACAACAGAATATACGTTAGAACCAAGTGGTATCACAAGTGGAAATACATTCTACACAGGATATACAAGAACAGATGTTCCAACAGATTCGGTTTATGCAGAATCCATAGTTGATTTGTTGGCTGGTAATACCCTAAAAGGATTACTTGGAATCCCAGGAATACAGAGTGTGTCTTATGACTTAATAACAAATACAATAAACATCATAGCAGAACCAGGAGATAGTATAACCTCACAAGTATTAACCATAAAATTGAAAATAGATTATGATATATCTTGTAAATTATGACAAACATTATTATTTCAAGTATAAGTGGGGCAACTCCTTTAAATATATATGTATCTGATGCATTTGGGGGGAATGAAAACTATCTGGGTCAAGTAACAACATTACCTTTGGTGGTTGATATAACATATGAATTACCTATTATATTTAATTCAGCTCCCCAAGTTACCATTATTATTGAGGATAGTGAAGGATGCAGAACAACAAAGAAATTAAATTGTTATATTAATTGTGATATTGTTTATAGTATAACTGATATTACATCAATTACTCCAACTCCAACTCCAACCCCATCTTCAACTCCAGGGTATATTCCAATTGCCTCATCAAATAATAAAATAACATTAACATCTATAATAGGAACTCCACCATTTGGTATTTATATATCAGACATAAATAGGAATTATGAAACTTATATTACAACAATAACAAATACTGGAATATTACCACTTACCATTGATGTCCCCAATAGATTTTCTGGGTCAAATCAAGTTATTGTTACCATAAAAGATATAAATTCTTGTAGTTATTTTAAAATAATAGATTGTTAAATGGCAACATATAAATTAATTGTAGTAAATATTGATCCAATATGTGAGAATAGCATAGAGAATGAGATAACAGGGGTTACTGCTTGTTCAAGGTATTTCTTACAATTAAATCCCTCATCTCACTCAAAAGGTCCATTTAATTTTTATATTGATACAATTGATAGTGAGCCAATATATAGCAATATAACAAGAGAGCAATTTTTGGCTGGAATAACTCTTGAGATTTTATGCACAACCCCAACTCCAACACCATCTATAACACCAACCCCAAGTATAACACCATCTATAACACAGACGCCAACAAAGACGCCAACACAGACGCCAACACCATCTGTAACATCAACAAACACTCCAACACCAACAAATACCCCAACAAAGACAAATACTCCAACACCAACCATAACTCCAACAGTTACCCCAACAACACCGGAAGAGTATGAGGCTTATTTATTTATTGAGCCAGTTAGTATGAATGTGGAGTTCAATTCTTGGATGTCATCTGGTGGTAGTTTATTTAGGGGATTTTCAAATGGTATTGCTCCATCAATAAGTGCAGCAACATTTAATGACCAGATTAATAGGTATATATCCTTTTCAGGTTGGGGAGCAAATGCACCACAAGTAAGAACAACAAAGATACGCCAAAATAGTGGTGGATTTGATGAATATGGTAATTTAATTCAAGCTTATTTATTCAAGACGCATGAAGTTCCAGCATATTTGACAACAGGTTATTCTTGGTATACTTGGGTTATACCAAATATGGACACAAATAGAAATCTTGTTAGCAACATTGGGGTTAATGAATATGGGGATTCAACATCATTAGTCCCGGTTAATACAAATTTATTATATGCAGAATTAACGGTAATATATAGTGGCTTCACAATTCCACAAAATTATTATCATATATATACAACATTTAGCAATACAAATTTCAGATTAAATAATGATAACAAAATATATTTTAAGGGAAATTCCTTAATACCAGATTTAAATGGTTGCAATTGTTTTGATGTTTATTTGGATCCGTCAACCCCATCAGTATTATCTTGTTATGATGTTTGTAGGGAGGTTGCAAATACCAGAATATGTGGAAAAACAACAACATTTAATGGTGCAAATGGTCAGAAATATTATATTGATTTTCAATCATGTATAAACAATGACGATAGCAGTTGGAATGGGGCAAAGAATTTTAGCATAAACGGATATTGCTATTCAACTGATTCAGTTGGGGTTATTACTGGTTCAACAATATGCCCATCACCAACTCCAACACCAACAAATACATTAACACCAACACCAACTATAACTATGACTCAAACTAAAACCCCTACCCCAACAAGGACAATTACTCCTACTAACACAAAGACGCCAACAAATACAGCAACTCCTACACCAACAAACACATTAACTCCAACACCAACTCCTACACCAATTTAATTTCAACACCAACAAATAGAATAACATTTACAACCATTTAAGTTATGGTTAAAATGTAATTTTATATATTTATAAAAAATAATAAATTAGTTAATGAGTTTTAATTATAAAAATCCTAAATCATCAGTTGTACTATCTGGGCCAAATTCAGTTAGGACAGATTCAAATACCGGAAGCAATTTTAGTTCATTCCAAGTTGGTGGTTTTTACGAGGTTTTTAAATTAAGTGATTTAAATTTTAACATACCAAGTGGTGCAACAGGGACAATATTATATTCAGGAAATACCATTCCCATTGATTTTAGTTATAATGCACCAAACAATTTTCCAAATGTAGTCAATTTATATTCAGATGGGATTTCTTCTGGAAGGAGAAAACTTGGTATGATTGCTTATGTTTATGAGAATAATAAGACATATCAATACCAAATACCAAACTATGAAACATTATTTAATAATGCTATAAATGTTGGTTCTGTTGTAAATATTGATTTTGGTTATCAGATATATGATAATACAGATGAAGGTAAATTATTGTTAAATGCTTGGACAGGGTCAACCATTGAAGGCATAAGTGGAGTAACAAGAGGGGATGCAAGATGGGTTGAGTTCAATCCAGAGATTTATATCACAGGTGGAACATATAGTTCAGGAGATACCACATTATATTTATATGATAGTTCAGGGAATACAATACCAATATCAGGGTTTAGCATTAGTATTAGTGGGGGAACAACGGGGACATCTGGAACAAGTGGTACATCTGGTGGTTTAGCAGGAACATCTGGAACAAGTGGCTCATCTGGTGATCCATTAACTGAATTAGAAATAACAGGAGTTCAGAATAATTCTAATAGAACATTTACAATATCTGAATCTGTTGATATAAGTAATCATTTATTTTTTTATAATGGGCAATTGCAACAATATGGTGTAGATTATACCATATTATCAGGCACAACTTTAGTAATTGATAATGCTAATCCGCCACCAACACCAAATTGTATATTAAAGATATATGGTAGTGTTGTTATTGGTTTTAATGGAACATCTGGAACATCTGGAACAAGTGGTTCAAGTGGTTCATCTGGAACAAGTGGTTCATCTGGTAATCCATTAACTGAATTAGAAATAACAGGAGTTCAGAATAATTCTAATAGAACATTTACAATATCTGAATCTGTTGATATAGGTAATCATTTATTTTTTTATAATGGGCAATTGCAACAATATGATGTAGATTATACCATATTGTCAGGTACAACTTTAGTAATCAATAATGCTAATCCACCACCAACACCAAATTGTATATTAAAGATATATGGTGGTGTTGTTATTGGTGTTAATGGTACATCAGGTACAAGTGGGAGTAATGGAACATCTGGAACAAGTGGTTCATCTGGCAGTTCAGGAACATCAGGCACAGAGGGAACAAGTGGTTCATCTGGAAGCAGCGGAACATCAGGTATAGATGGGACAAGTGGTTCATCTGGAAGCAGCGGAACATCAGGTATAGATGGAACATCAGGCACGTCAGGAACAAGTGGTACGTCAGGTAGTAGTGGGTTACAAGGTATAAGTGCAGGTCAAGTTTATTATTTCAATGAAAGCCAAAATTCAGATGTTAATGGGTATAAAGCCCTATCAATTACTCCACTTGACACACCACAACAAAGTGTTGTTATATTAGTTCCAGGTAATTCAACAGGGACATTAGTTTCAGATTATATAACGCCTGAATTAGGTTTTTCTGTAATACCAGGTGGGACACAAAAATTTCATTTACATTTCTTAAAAACAAATCAAAATGATTTGATGGATGTTTATGTTGAGATACAATTGGCTAATTTTAGTGGACAAACAATTGGACCAATAATAACATCAAATGTTAGTCTTATAAATTGGTTAGATGGGTCAACACCAGTTGAGGCAAATGTTGATATAACTTTACCAACAACAACAATCAATCCAACTAATAGGATGATTGTTAGAATATATCTTAATAATCAACAAGGTTCATCAAAAAATGTTACATATTATACAGAAGGGAATAGTAATTATTCATTTGTTTTAACATCTACTGGTGCAATAGGAGGAACAAGTGGTATTTCAGGTTCTAGTGGCTCATCAGGGACAAGTGGTTCATCTGGGAGTAGCGGTACATCTGGAACAAGTGGTTCATCTGGAACAAGTGTAGCACTTTATTTACTTGAAGCATATGCAGACGTTGTTTATACTTTACCAGGTAGTTTTACTAATGATACTTGTAGATATAGTATTGTGAATAATAGTGTAAATGTATCAAGTGCATGGTTTAATACTTCAACTTATACCTTTACACCACTAAAAGCAGGTTATTGGGAAATTGCGGCTAGTTATGATGTCTATAGAAATGGAGAAGCTAATATGGGAATACAAAAAAATGGCAGTACTATAGGAATAGCGGGTTCAATATCTTCAATAATACAACAAGTAAGAAAAATTTTATATCTAAATGGCTCAACTGACTATGTAAATATTATTAATAATGGTTCTAATGCAAATGCAAGAACACAAGAAGTAACTAGGTCTTGGTTTCAAGCAATATGGTTAGGAGAATAATATTTAAAGATATAGAATACTATTTTTTATAAAGTAAGTGTTTTAGTATATATGTTTTTTTTATAAAGTATATAATAATTTTATATTTTAGGTTTTTTTTAAAACCTTAAAGTATTTATGTATAAGTAAAAAAATAATAATATGCCAACTAGATTAAATATTTATGGTCAGGCCATTTCAACAACGAAGAAAAGGCCGTGTATTGTTGCAACAACAGGTCATATAGTACTATCTGGAGCAACAACACCAACATCAATTGATGGGATTAATATTGATGTTAATGATAGAATACTGGTGTGGCAACAAAATTCGCCACAAAATAATGGAATATACAAATTAGAAACATCAGAATTATTAAGCCGTGATTATGATTTTAATATCAGTGACGATGTTTATACTGGTGTTGAGGTTTTGGTATTATCAGGATTAACATATTCTGGTAAAACATTTTATTTAACAACAACAGATGAGATAACAATTGGAAGTAGTTTATTAACATTTGATATTCTTGCTGGTCAAAATGGAACAAGCGGAAGTTCAGGAACAAGTGGTTCATCAGGAACAAGTGGCTCATCTGGAACAAGCGGAAGTTCAGGAACAAGTGGCTCATCTGGAACAAGTGGAAGTTCAGGAACAAGTGGCTCATCAGGAACAAGTGGAAGTTCAGGAACAAGTGGAAGTTCAGGAACAAGTGGTTCATCTGGAACAAGTGGCTCATCAGGAACAAGTGGAAGTTCAGGAACAAGTGGAAGTTCAGGTACAAGTGGTTCATCAGGTACAAGCGGAAGTTCAGGAACAAGTGGCTCATCAGGAACAAGTGGAAGTTCAGGAACAAGTGGAAGTTCAGGAACAAGTGGAAGTTCAGGTACAAGCGGAAGTTCAGGAACAAGTGGTTCATCAGGAACAAGTGGAAGTTCAGGAACAAGTGGAAGTTCAGGAACAAGTGGAAGTTCAGGAACAAGTGGTTCATCTGGAACAAGTGGAAGTTCAGGAACAAGTGGTTCATCAGGTACAAGCGGAAGTTCAGGAACAAGTGGTTCATCTGGAACAAGCGGTTCATCTGGAACAAGCGGAAGTTCAGGTACAAGTGGAAGTTCTGGAACAAGTGGAAGTTCAGGTACAAGCGGAAGTTCAGGAACAAGTGGTTCATCTGGAACAAGCGGTTCATCTGGAACAAGCGGAAGTTCAGGTACAAGTGGAAGTTCTGGAACAAGTGGAAGTTCAGGAACAAGTGGTTCATCAGGTACAAGTGGCTCATCTGGAACAAGCGGTTCATCAGGTACAAGTGGTTCATCTGGAACAAGCGGAAGTTCAGGAACAAGTGGAAGTTCAGGAACAAGTGGAAGTTCAGGAACAAGTGGAAGTTCAGGAACAAGTGGAAGTTCAGGAACAAGTGGCTCATCAGGTACAAGTGGCTCATCAGGTACAAGTGGCTCATCTGGAACAAGCGGAAGTTCAGGAACAAGTGGAAGTTCAGGAACAAGTGGAAGTTCAGGAACAAGTGGAAGTTCAGGAACAAGTGGCTCATCAGGTACAAGTGGCTCATCTGGAACAAGCGGAAGTTCAGGTACAAGTGGAAGTTCAGGAACAAGTGGAAGTTCAGGAACAAGTGGCTCATCAGGTACAAGCGGTTCATCAGGTACAAGCGGAAGTTCAGGAACAAGTGGCTCATCAGGAACAAGTGGCTCATCTGGAACAAGCGGAAGTTCAGGAACAAGCGGAAGTTCAGGTACAAGTGGAAGTTCAGGAACAAGTGGCTCATCTGGAACAAGTGGCTCATCTGGAACAAGCGGTTCATCAGGTACAAGTGGTTCATCTGGAACAAGCGGAAGTTCAGGAACAAGTGGTTCATCTGGAACAAGCGGAAGTTCAGGAACAAGTGGTTCATCTGGAACAAGCGGAAGTTCAGGAACAAGTGGTTCATCTGGAACAAGTGGTACTGATGGAACAAGTGGCTCATCTGGAACAAGTGGCTCATCTGGAACAAGTGGCTCATCTGGAACAAGCGGTTCATCAGGTACAAGCGGAAGTTCAGGAACAAGTGGTTCATCTGGAACAAGTGGTACTGATGGAACAAGTGGCTCATCTGGAACAAGTGGAAGTTCAGGAACAAGTGGCTCATCTGGAACAAGTGGCTCATCTGGAACAAGCGGTTCATCAGGTACAAGTGGTTCATCTGGAACAAGCGGAAGTTCAGGAACAAGTGGTTCATCTGGAACAAGTGGTACTGATGGAACAAGTGGCTCATCTGGAACAAGTGGAAGTTCAGGAACAAGTGGCTCATCTGGAACAAGCGGAAGTTCAGGAACAAGTGGAAGTTCAGGAACAAGTGGTTCATCTGGAACAAGCGGAAGTTCAGGTACAAGTGGAACAGCAGGAACAAGTGGAACAAGTCCATCAATAGTAGAATTATCTATTTCAGGTGCAACAAATGGGTCAAATAGAACATTTACCATTTCTCAAGAAATTGACCAAGAGGCTAGTTTATTCTTTGTTAATGGTCAATTACAACAATATGGTGATGATTATACCATTGCTGGAAATCAATTAACAATTGACTCAGAAAACCCAGCACCAACATCAACATACATATTAAAATTATTTGGCGGTGGTATTCTTTTTGGTATCAATGGAACAAGTGGAACATCAGCCTTTATTACCTCATCAGCATCAACACCATCACCAATAGATGCAAATTCAATGTGTTTTTGGTTTGACACAGTAAATTTAGAGCCAATGGTTTCTTATTGTGGGTATAGTGGAGCAGCTTCATGGTCAGCAGGGGGTGCATTGATAACAGGAAACCAGCAATTTGCAGGAGCAGGAACACAGAATGAAGGACTTGTATTTGGAGGTACTGGTCCTGTATCTTGCACTGAAGAATATAATGGCACATCTTGGTCAACAGGTGGTGCATTAGCAACAGCAAGATGTGGTTTAGCAGGAGCAGGAACACAAAATGTAGGACTTGCTTTTGGTGGACATAGTTCATATGGTTCTTGCACAGAAGAATATAATGGTACATCTTGGTCAGCAGGAGGTGCATTAGCAACAGCAAGACGATTTTTAGCAGGAGCAGGAACACAGAATGCAGCGCTTGCAGCAGGAGGTACTTATCCAATAACGTCTTGCACAGAAGAATACAATGGTACATCTTGGTCAGAAGGAGGTGCATTAGCAACAGCAAGATGTGGTTTAGCAGGAGCAGGATCACAGAATGCAGGACTTGCATTTGGAGGTAATGGTCCTTTATCTTGCACAGAAGAATATAATGGTACATCTTGGTCAGCAGGTGGTGTATTAATAGTTGCAAGAAGATTATTAGCAGGAGCAGGAACACAAAACGCAGGACTTGCATTTGGAGGAACTCCATCAGGATCTTGCACAGAAGAATACAATGGCACATTATGGTCAGCAGGAGGTGCACTGATAACAGGAAGACAAAATTTGGCTGGAGCAGGAATACAGAATGCAGCGCTTGCAGCAGGAGGTGGTTATGGATCATTAACTTGCACCGAAGAATACTCAGCACCAATAGTTTTGATTGATAGTTCAGGTACAGGAACACCAGGTGCAAGTGGAAGTTCAGGAACAAGTGGTGCAGCAGGAAGTAGTGGCACATCAGGTGCATCTGGAACAAGTGGTTCGTCTGGAACAAGTGGTTCTAATGCTGGAATAACATCATATACAAACCCAGTTGATAATAGGGTATTAACCTCAGTATCATCAACGTCAATAAATGCTGAAGCCAACTTAACTTTTGATGGTAGTGTTTTAACTGTTACAGGAACTATAACAGAAACATCAACAGAAAAAGTAAAAGAAAATATAGAAGAAATTAGTAATCCTTTAGAGATTGTGAAAAAATTAAGAGGAGTAGAATATAACAAAATAGGTAATTCTATAAAAGAAATTGGTTTAATTGCAGAGGAAGTAGATAAAGTGCTACCACAAGTGGTAATAAAAGATTATGAAGGTAAACCAGCATCTGTCTCATATTCAAGAATAACAGCAATATTAATTGAAGCAATAAAAATACAGAATAAACAAATTGAAAATTTAACAAAAAGGATTGAAGTATTAGAAAAATAATACTATATTTATATTAAATCAAAAAAACATGAAAAAGTATTATCAAGTAGAAAATTATGGACATGGGTTTATTACCCACCAAGAAAATGAAACTGCACATATTGCTGGTTATCCTGGCAACATTTGGGTTACAGAAAACACAACATGGGCACAAAGAGTGAGTGCTGTTGAAAAGACAAAAGAGCAGGCTCAAGTAATTGTTGATGCTGCTGTTGCATCTTCATATACACCACCTAATAGCACAACTCCACCACCAATAATTTTACCTTAAAAAAAAAGTACATGAATAAAGAATTGCAAATCACAGAAGATTTAAGAGAAATTATTAGTGTTTTAAATGATGAGGACGCACAAACCATTTTATCATTAAAAGATGAATTAATGGATAATTGGCAAAAAAAACAAATATTTAGAACTGAAACCGAAATGAGAGTTTCGGTTCTAAATGATGCCAAACATCCAACAAATGCTTCAAAGTATTGGCAATCAGTTAGGGAAATGTCAGCACATTTTGATGCCTTAATGAATTTAAGTTTTGATTTAAGAAAAAACACAGTTGATAAATTAAGACTTGATAAGAAGGTTCAAGATTTGTTAGAGGATGAAGAACTTAATAGATTTGATATTATGGAAGCAAACATTGATTTGGACCGCAACATCTATGATAGAAATTGTATGTTGCAAGTTTCCAAGGATAGAGTTAGAGAGTTAAGTACGTGGAGTAAGATTAAATCTGAATTAGACAACGAAACTTTTGACACTAAAAATGTTAATACTCATCAAGCAGAATCGCTTCACAGGTATTTTGAGAATAGGGTTAAATCATTAAATGATGCATCAGCTCCAGGAGAAATAATGAATGCTATGGGTCCATATTTATCATTCAATAGAATGAAGAATGAGGAAGGTACATTATTAAATTTTTTAGGAGAAGTTCCAGAAGACAAGAAGAAATTAAATTAATTTATGACTAATTTTATTTACACAAAAAACAATGCACTATCAGGAAATGTTTGCCTTAATTTAATAAAGGCTTTTGAAGAATCTGATTTAAAACAACCAGGTGTTCTTTATGGCCCAGAGGGTATTTCATCTGATAGTGATAAGAAATCAACCGACATCACATTTGATCCCTCTTTTATGAATAAAGAACCTTGGTCTTTATTATTGGAGGATGTTATTGTTTCAGTTAAAACTGGTGTGTTAGATTATTTAAATAGGCATTCAACTGCAATGTCAAAAATGGATCCTATTGATTTATATACATATTTTAATATGCAAAAATATGAACCAAATGAAGGGTTTTTTGGTTGGCATTGTGAGAGAGCTGGTATAAAGCATTCTGACAGATTATTGGTTTGGATGGTTTATTTAAATACTTTGACAGATAGAGGTGAAACTGAATTTTTTTATCAGCAACACTTTGAAAGACCAGAGAGAGGGAAACTTGTCATTTGGCCATCAGATTGGTCTCATTTGCATAGAGGTGTTCCATCACCTACTGAAACTAAATACATCCTAACTGGGTGGTTCACACATATAAAGAATTAATTTATGGATTTTTCTATACATGAGGAGACATGGTTTTCCACACCTATATGGGAGGCAGAAGTTAAGAACATTGATAATAATGAAATAAAGGATTATTGTTTGTGGTTAAGGGATAACACAAAAGGTGCATTCATCTCAAATAGAGGTGGTTGGCATAGTAGTGAGATTGTTTTACCATTACCAAATGAATTAATGTCATTATTTAATAATCTTGAATTATTTGCTAATGAACAATGCTACAAACATCTAGGTGTGGGAAACTTAAAATTGGGTAATTTTTGGGTTAACATAAACACCAATGGGTCATACAATCTTTTGCATGACCATCAAAATAGTATATTATCTGGTGTATATTATGTTTCTGTTCCATATGATAATATGGGAGACTTGGTATTACATAGAGGTGATACAGCAGAATATTTTTTGAAGTCAGATGTTGAGAGGGTTAGCACAAAGACAAATTCTTTTGTTGCAGTAAAGAAGCCCATTGAATCTTTATTTTACATTTTTCCTAGTTGGGTTAGACATCATGTTGAATCAAACTATTCAGATGGTGAGAGAATATCAATTGCATTTAATTTTATACAAGACAAGAAGAAAATATGAAAGCACAAGTATTTGCAATATTCCCAACACCTTTATATGTGGCAAATTATGAGGGTGATTTAAAAGAGGTTATTGAATATTTTGATAGGAATGAAATGCAAGACACCAAAGCAGGGTATGGTATGATTTCAAACAATAGTTATATATTGGATAATCCAATATGTGATGAGGTGAATAAGTTTTTTATGGAATCCTTTAAAGATTTTGCAACAAATGTAATGAGATATAGATATGAGGATTTGCAATTTGCACAATCCTGGTTGACATATAAAGCACCAAAACAATTCCATAAAGCACATACCCATCCAAACACCTTATTGGCTGGTGTTTTTTATTATGATGCACAAGAGGATGATGCTGCCATTTGTTTTTCAAAAGATGTTAAATCATTTAATAGATCATACTTTGAGCCATCATTACTAGATGATTATCAAAATCATTCATTCTCACAAGAGGAGATATATTATAAACCAAAGAAAAATGATTTTTTAATATTCCCCTCTTGGTTAACACATGGTGTTCCACCAAACAATACAAATAGGGTGAGAAAAGCATTAGGTGTCAATGCTTTAACAAAAGGCACATTAGGTGATAAAGAAACCATTTCAGAAATTATATTTGGAAGATACAAATGAAACAAAAGATATTTTTTAATTCAACGTTACCAAGGAGTGGTAGCACTTTATTACAAAACATAATGGGACAAAATCCTGAATTTCATGTAACACCAACATCAGGTCTAATTGATTTGATGTTAGGAGCAAGAATAGGATACAATCAAAACCATGAATCAAAGGCTGGTGATACAGAAATGTGGAAAGAGGGTTTCTATAATTTCTGTAAAGAAGGTATAAAAGCATATGTTTCATCACAAACATCAAAACCATATTATTTGGATAAGAATAGGGTATGGGCGTTTTATTATAACCTATTATCAAATGTGGTAGAAAATCCAAAAGTAATATATATGGTTAGGGATTTACCATCCATATTTGCATCAATGGAGAAGAAGTTTAGAATGAATCCTGATAAAGATGATGGCACAATGGATAATATCAAAATGAAAGGGACAACAACACATAAGAGAGTTGAACTATGGGCGCAAACAGTTCCTGTAGGTTATTCATTGGAAAAATTACAACAAACATTATTGGATGGTACAGCAAAGAACTTTCTATTCATTAAATATGAAGACCTATGCAGTAATCCAGAAATGGTGATGAGAAACATTTATAAATATTTAGAAGTAGATGATTTCAAACATAATTTTCAACATATAAGTCAAGTCACAGTAGAAAATGATGCAATACATGGGATATATGGTGATCATATTATAAGGAATAGTTTGAATATGTTACCAAATGATTCAAAAAATGTGCTAGGTCAATATACAGTTGATTCCATAAAGACATCCTATAAGTGGTACAATGATTTCTTTGGGTATAAATAAAGTTAGGAGATGATATTTATAATAAAAAAAGAATATGGCAAAATTACAAAGTACAGAAATAATAGGAGTTGCAAATAGACCTGCAACAATATGTTCAAATACGATGTGCATTTGGTTTGATACAGTTAATTTAAAACCAGTCATTTCATATTGTGGATATAGTCCTCCTTGGTCAGTAGGTGGCGCAATGATAACAGCAAGATGTGGTTTAGCAGGAGCAGGAACGCAAGATGCAGGTCTTGTGTTTGGAGGCTTTGCTAGTTTTTCTCCAAAATCTTGTACAGAAGAATACGATGGTGCATCTTGGTCAGCAGGTGGTGCATTATCAATAGCAAGACTTGGTTTAGCAGGAGCAGGAACACAGAATGAAGGACTTGCTTTTGGGGGAGGCGCTAGTTATTCTCCAATATCTTGTACAGAAGAATATAATGGCACATCGTGGTCATCAGGCGGTGCATTGATAGAAGCAAGGAGTTCTTTAGCAGGAGTAGGAACACAAAATGCAGGACTTGCATTAGGAGGTTATGCTAGTTATTCTCCATCATCTTGCACAGAAGAATATGATGGTACAACTTGGGCAACAGGAGGTGCATTGATAGAAGCAAGGAGTTCTTTAGCAGGAGCAGGAACACAGAATGCAGGACTTGCTTTTGGAGGAACTCCATCAGGATCTTGCACAGAAGAATACAATGGTACATCTTGGTCAGCAGGAGGTGCGTTGATAACAGCAAAATGTGGCTTAGCAGGAGCAGGAACACAGAATGCAGGACTTGCTTTTGGTGGTAACTCTTTTGCTGTGCCTGATACACAAGAATATAACGGCAGTTCTTGGGTGGCAGGCGGCAAATTATTATCAGTGAGATGTTCTTTAGCAGGAGCAGGGACGCAAAGTGCAGGACTTGCTATGGGTGGGTATAATGGTTCATGTGTTTCTTGTACAGAAGAATACATTAAAACAATCGCAATAATAGATTCAATACGATAATATGGCAAAATTACAAAGTACAGAAATAATAGGAGTTGCAAATAGACCAGCAGTAATATGCGCTGATACTGTATGTTTATGGTTTAATACAACAATTAAACAGTTAGTTTTCTCATATTCCGGTTTTTCAGGATCCTGGTCGGCAGGGAATGCATTGATAACAGCAAGAGGTTATTTAGCAGGAGCAGGGACGCAGAATGCAGGACTTGCTATAGGCGGGTATAATGGTAGTATTCTTTCTTGCACGGAAGAATACGATGGTACATCATGGTCAGCAGGCGGAGCATTATCAATAGCAAGATATCGGTTAGGAGGAGCAGGGACACAGAGTGTAGGACTTGTGTTTGGAGGCCGTAATCCGGGCGCTCTTTCTTGTACAGAAGAATACGATGGGACATCTTGGTTAGCAGGCGGAGCATTGATAATAGCGAGGTTTGGACCAGCAAGTGCAGGTACACAGGACGCAGGACTTGCATTTGGAGGTTTTGTAAATAATAGTAGTACCTGCACTGAAGAGTACAATGGTACATCTTGGTCAACAGGTGGCGCATTGATTAGTTCAAGACATAATTTAGCAGGAGCAGGAACACAGAATGCAGGACTTGCTTTTGGGGGAACATTTCCAAATGGTGATTGCACTGAAGAATACAACGGCACAACTTGGTTAACAGGTGGTGCATTGATAATAGGAAGAGAAGGTACAGGGACAGGAACACAGAATGAAGGACTTTTTATAGGAGGCATAGTAACAAATACTGGTGTTTCTTGTACAGAAGAATATGATGGCGCATCTTGGTCAGTAGGTGGGGCAATGATAGTAGCAAGGCACACACTAGCAGGTGCAGGAACACAAAGCGCAGGACTTGCTATAGGTGGGTATATGAATAATGGAGTTTCTTGTACAGAAGAGTACACTAAAACAATAACAATAGTAGATTCAATACGATAATATGGCAAAATTACAAAGTACAGAAATAATAGGAGTTGCAAATAGACCAGCAGTAATATGCACTGATACTGTATGTTTATGGTTTGATACAACAAATTTGAAATCAATGGCATCATATTGCACTTTTTTAGGATCCTGGTCTGCAGGAGGTGCATTGATAACAGCAAGACTTGGTTTAGCAGGAGCAGGAACACAGAATGAAGGACTTGCTTTTGGAGGATATTGTAATGAAGGTTTATCATGTACAGAAGAATATAATGGCACAAGTTGGTCAGCAGGGGGTGCATTAATAACAGCAAGACATTTTTTAGCAGGAGCAGGAACAGAAAACGCAGGACTTGCTTTTGGTGGTAGTTATTCAGGTTCATGTACCGAAGAATATAATGGTACGGCTTGGTCAGCAGGGGGTGCATTGATAGAAGCAAGGAGTTCTTTAGCAGGAGTAGGAACACAGAATGCAGGACTTGCTATGGGGGGCGGTGGTTATTCTCCAATATCTTGTACAGAAGAATATGATGGTATATCGTGGTCATCAGGCGGTGCATTGATAGAAGCAAGGAGTTCTTTAGCAGGAGTAGGAACACAAAATGCAGGACTTGCATTAGGAGGTGGTGGTTATGGACCAACATCTTATACAGAAGAATACAATGGCACAACTTGGACAACAGGAGGTGCATTGATAGAAGGAAGGGGTTCTTTAGCAGGAGCAGGCTCACAGAATGCAGGACTTGCTTTTGGTGGTGCTGCTAGTTATTCTCCAAAATCTTGTACAGAAGAATATAATGGCACATCTTGGTCATCACGCGGAGCATTATTAATAGCAAGGTGTTCTTTAGCAGGAGCAGGAACACAAAGCGTAGGGCTTGCTTTTGGAGGAACTCCATCAGGATCTTGTACAGAAGAATATGATGGAGATATTTTAATAATAAGAGACATTATTTTATAAATGTTTTAAAAATCATCATACACAATAGTAGATTGCGTCTTATAATTATAAAACCTATAAATAAAAAATTAATGGATTTAACAACAGAAAAAATTTTAGTATGGCACATTCAAGGTGGATTAGGAAAGAATGTTGCAGCTACATCATTACCAAAGACAATAAAAGAAATTTATCCAGATAGACAACTTATAATGGTTGTATCATATCCTGAAGTTTTTCTAAATAATCCTTATGTTGATAGGGTGTATCCATTAGGTAATTGCCCCTACTTTTACCAGGATTTTGTAGAGAACAAGGATACTCTTGTTTTTAGACATGAGCCGTATCATCAAACGGGTCATATACATAAGGAGAAGCATCTGGTAAGTAACTGGTGTGATTTGCTTAATATAGAGTATAGCAATCAGATACCCCAACTTTTCCCAAATTACGCAGAGAAGGTTAATGCAAAGAAATGGTTTAGGGATAAACCAGTGGTGGTATTACAAACATCTGGTGGTGATTTAGAATCAAAGAATATATATTCTTGGTGTAGGGATATGCCACAAGATATTGCACAATTGATTGTTGACAAGTACAAGGACAGCCACCATATATTCCATATAACAAGGAAAGGTGGTTATGTTTTGAATGATACAGAGAGGCTTGATGTTAAGTTATCTAATATGGAGTTGTTTAGTATATTGACAGTTTCGTCCAAGAGATTTTTAATAGATTCTTCTTTGCAACATGCGGCAGTTGCTATTAATTTGCGGTCAACTGTGTTTTGGATTGGAACATCACCCAAGGTTTTTGGGTATGACTTGCACAATAATATTGTTGCAAATCAGCCCAAAAACAAGAACCAATTAATTGGTTCATACTTGTTTGACTATCAGTTTGATTTTAATGTACATGAGTGTCCGTATAGCACATTGGATGAAATGTTTGATATGGATTTTGTTATATCAAATATTTAAATTTGTATGCTGTTTCAAATTAAGTATAACATCTTCGGGTGTTATACTTTTTTGGCATTCGTGTTGTCTGGATGTTCCTTTATGTATTGGGCACCAGTTCCAATCTCCTTTATCAAATTTGAAGTTTGGGTTTGTCCAACAAGAGTTGCATACATTATGATTATATATTCTTGTTGTATTTGTTGTGAATTCATGATTTAAATCAGTGAAATTGTTAATCATAACCACATGTTTATTAATTGCCCAACTTAACCAACTCAAGCCACTTCCCAGACCAATGAATATTTCAGAATGGTGAATATAATTCATAATGTTATTTATGTCATAATTGTTTGGAGTTATGGCATTTTTGATATTATTTCCTTCTTTTGAAATGTTTATAACGGTATATCCTTTGCTATTTAAAAATTCTGTTAGTTCATCCCATCCATTTGGGTATAGCCAGAATTTTAAGGCTGATGTGGAGTGGGTTGCAATTGTTATGTATTTTTCTTTTATGGGTCTTTTCTTTGGTATGAAATCAATGGTTGGTTTTATTTCGGTATAATCTAGGCCAAGGATATTTGTTGCTGTCATTTGTAATGGTATTATATTTGGTAATATTGGTTCCATTTGATTATTATAGAACCAACCAAGGGTATATTTTGCATGTATATTTTGGGCAACTTGACCAGGTATAATGAACTCAATGTTTGGATATGTTTTTTCAAAGAAGTTATTCCAGAAGGTTGATGCAACAACCTTGCAATTATGTTTTTTTGAGAATTCATCAATGTAAGGCATCCATGCAACGGAATCACCAAGAGATTTTGAATCAATGGCAATATAAACCCTTTTATTGGTTAAATCCATATTAAAGACATGTTTCCCTTTTTGGTTGCTAACAGTGATTTCCCAATCAACAAAATATTTTATGGATGATTTTGTCCAATTGTTTCTCCCAATATTTGATTTGTATTCAATTTTGTTTGTTTTTTTATTTTTGAATGTAATATCATATCTTATGTTTGGACCACCAGTTATTTCAACAAATGGACCATCAATAAAATTAATATTAATATTTGGTTCAATATCAGTTGTTTTTAATTCATATATGTCAAAACTTGAAAATTGGTTATGAACACCTTCCAAGTCTGTTGTTACTTTATCAGTTAAGCATTTTTCAACAACATTAAACTTATAATCTTTGATTAAATCATACATTTTTTCCTCAAACTTCTTGAAGTTGATATAAAATATTAATTTTGTTTTGTAATAGTTAAATAACTCCAATAATGGGGTTATGTTGCCAGAAAAGAAATTGGTTTTATATCCATCATTTTTATCTATGTTATTATTGTAATATAAAATTAAATCCTTTGAATTAAGCTGTTTATAATTATCATTTAATGTGTCAGAATATATTAATGTATCATAATTTACAATATGTATTTTCTTTTTGTTTAATTTATCTGCAAAGTTGACACCCTGCTTTATTAAGTTATAAACTCCAAAACTATGTTCAAAAGGCATTGAAGTACTTGTTTTTTCCCCTTTTGCATTTATCTTCCAATATTCAAATATAACATTATGTTCTTCATATTCATCTTTATCCAATAATTGATTATCTTTTGAATATAATACATAATCACATAATGATTGGGTTTCTTCATCAACTGGTTTATTGCATGATAATATGATTTCTGTATTGATGGTTGACAAACATCTTTTTAGCATATTTTTTCTAAATAAGTTATTTGTGTGAGCCAATACAATGGTTACTTCATCTTCATTTCTTTTTTTATCTTCATTCAATAGATTGATTAATAATTTCTTATTCTCTTCTGGGTTATCTGTGGAATATACTGCCTTATTATCATAATAATTTTCATATGTATGTAAGTTTTTTGTTATAATTTTAAGACCAAAGGATGATGCTTCTTTTAATGATAAGGGATTCAATTCATATATTGATGGGAAATAGAATAAATCAGACGCTTCATAATAATTCAATGGGTTTTCTTGTTCCCCGTGTATAACGCAATTCTTTGGTAAATCATCCAATATTGGTTTCCAATATTCATAGAAGTTTCCAGCCATATTTCCAACAAAATGAAATATTATTTTCTCATCTTGGCACAATCTAGCGACTTCAATTATTTCCTTTTGGTTTTTACCTTGTGTAAATAATCCAACATGTAGGACATGTTTATAAGAGGGGTCAAATCCAAGGAGTTCTTGTTTTTGCTTTTTCTTTGGTATTTTCTTTGGAATGTGGTATTCCCATATGGTTAATGGAACTCCTGTTTTTACAAATTGCTTCTTGCTCCATTCTGATACTAAGATATATTTATCTGGATGAAATTTTATATCATTTGGATTTGTCCATGATCCATGTGTGGTGACAAATATCTTATAACCTTGGTCACGTTGAAATATCTTGAAAAGGATATCATCTGACAAATTGAATTCAGGTACTTCTTGAAAATGAATAATGTCAGGACTAATGTTATTTATGTGTGTTAATATTTCAGATTTATCATCCCCAAGTGTAATAACATTTACAAGTTCTTTAATCTTATTCTTTTGTACAACATAATCACCGCTTACATTTGCTATTTCAATGACATAAATATTATATACAGGAAGAAATTCTTCAATTTGTTTGAGAAGATATTGCGGTAAACCCCCAGTTGATAAATGCGGTGTTACAAATAATAATTTTTCTTTCATTTTTTTATTTTTTTATTTTTAAAATAATATAATTTTCATACAAATCAATATTTTAATATGTAAAATTATTAATTTTAATTTATATTTTTATATGGATATTATACATTACTTAATATTTATATCTTAAATACTATTTTACATGACAAATATAAGTGTTAACATTTTTGGTATAACTGGGCAAAGCCCTTATGATATTTATATTTGTCAACCATCTATAAATGATTGTATTTATATAAATACCATTTCTGGAACCACATATTCTTTTGATTTACCAAAACCAATAGATAATAATATCCAATACCTTGTTAAGATTATTGATAATAATAATAGATTAATAACAAGTGTGGTAAATGTTTCAAACAACTAATTTAATATGGGGGTAACTTTATTCAAAGATTGTGCGGGGGATTATAAGTTTAGATTTAATTTGAAGGCTGTAAATCCAAATGTAGGGGATGTTTTTAGTATAGATGGCATTTATTTTAGTGGATTTGCAAGTGTTATTGAATATGCTGAAATTGGTGATTTGTTTGATTCAGATGGTACATTATTTGTTCAACAGAGGCAGTGTCCAGAAGTGATTGAGGAAATTCAAGAGGTTTTTGTGCATAAAATAATTGAGGAGGTTGAAGAGATTATTGAACCAGAAGTGGTTGAGGAAGTTCAAGAGGTTGTTGAGCCAGAAGTGATTGAGGAAGTTCAAGAGATTTTTGTGTATAAAATAATTGAGGAAGTTGAAGAGATTGTTGAACCTGAAGTAATTGAGGAAATTCAAGAGGTTTTTGTGCATGAAATAATTGAGGAAGTTGAAGAGGTTGTTGAGCCAGAAGTGGTTGAGGTATTCCAAGTGCCTTTTAACCCCGGTGTATCCCCAGGTGATGCCATACAAGATTTTTGTGTATCGCCAACTTATTCTATTTTGGGTACAAATGTTGGTAATTTTTCTGTTGCTGATGTTTTATATGATGATTATGTTTATTATACTGGTGAAACAAGTGGTGTCATTTATTTTAATACAGATTTGGAACAATGGTGTTTAAGTGGTTCTTTGGGTGGTTCTTGTTTATTAACTGGTAAATCACCTTGTTATGGGGAACTTAATCCTGATTTATATGAGGGTATTGTGTTTAGTGGAAATTGTCCAACACCAACCCCAAGCCCAGCATCTTGTGATATTGTTGATTTTTCTGCATATTTTAATTGTGAGTTATCTGCTTCAACAACTCCAACCCCAACTATTACCCCAACTCCAACTATAACCCCAACAATGACAATAACACCATCTTCAACTGGGGGATTGGCAGTTAATGTGGGGATGTCAGCATATACTTATGCATATCCAAGTTCTACCCCATCAATGACCCCTTCTGTAACAGCAACAAATGATAGATTGATTGGTGGAAGTTTGAATTATGAGATGATGAGTAGAGTGTTTAGTTTTAAAGGTGTTAGGGTATTGGTTGATTGTAATACAAATGAGGAAGTGTATACAACACAAGATTTGATTTTAAGTGGGGTTCCAATTAAAGTGGGGGACATTATCAGAACATCAAACAATGGTGTCCAGAGGTGCTTCACATATGATAGGAATGAATCTACTGGTAGTTCAAATATTAGCATTCAAACAATATTGAATGTTTATACTGGAACAACGTGTTCAAGTTGTGCAATAACACCAACACCAACACCAACTATGACAATGACCCCAAGCGTAACAATTACACCAAGTATTACATTAACACCATCTCCAACATCAAATCTTTTACATGTATTTGAGAGTTGCATTCCTTTGGATGGAAATACAATTAATTCACAATTAATTCAGAATATTGGAATTGGTATTCCTATTGGTTTTGTTATTAAGGATTCTGATAATAATTGTTGGACATATTTGGGTGCATTTGATAAATCATATACTCCAGTTGGTAATATAAATTATTTCACATATACGGGAAATTATTTTGATACAAATGGGGGAACATTCATTGATTGTGTGAATTGTTTAAATAATTTGAGTTAAATATATTATATATGGCAGAAGATATTATTACAATATACCCATTAAGCGTTGATGTGAATGTTAAAAAAACATCTGGTATTGGTAGAAAGGATGGGTCGCTTGAAATATTAGTATCAGGTGGGTTAGGTGGGTATATTATAAATGTTAATGGTAAATTAAATACAGGAAATATATTAACAGGTCTGGCATCTGGAGATTATATTATATTGGTTAATAATCCAGATTCTGGTCAGAGCATTAGTTTAACAAAAATTATTGAGGATCCAGTTGAACCAACTTATTGTACAAGATTTTTCCCGTTTCGTAATTTTTTAAATGATACTGGTAACACAACTTGTGATTATATATGTTCATCAAGCACATTAAGTCTTACCTTTTTTGTATATGCAAGAGGTAATACATTTGGTGAATTAAATAGTACATTATATAGGGGGTCAAGTAGTGCAGATTCAAAATCAAAATGTGAGGCTGGAATTAATATTTGGCCATCAGGGGATACAAGTTATAGGAAATTAAAATATAATAATTTTTGCCATTCAATTAGTGATTTAGGTGTTGTTACAGGGAGAACAAAATGTTTAGATATTGTTACAGCATCTGGTGGTACTTGGGCAATAGAAAATTTGAAAGTAACAACATTTAGAGATGGGACAGATATACCATTTGTTGCATCAACAACAGACTTAAATAATATTTCAGGACCAGCATATACCTATTATAATTTCAATTCAGGGCTTGGGGATATTTATGGTTATCTATATAATTATGCTGCTATTACAGATGCAAGAAATTTGGCACCAAATGGATACCATATACCAACAAAAACTGAGTGGGATAATATATTTTTGGCATCAGAAATTAATGGTGTGAGTGGTGGTGGTAAATTAAAAGAACGCAATTTATGGTTTGAACCAAATTTGGGTGCAGAAGACTTATATAATTTCTCATTGGTTGGTGGTGGTGGTTTGATAAATAATAATTTCATAAATAATAAAATTAATGGATATTATTGGACAACTACCAATACTGGTTTTGCAAATAAAAATTATATTGGATTGTTTTCATATAATGAATTATCAATGAGTTATATTGAAAATGTTGGGTTGAATTCATTTTATTCTGTTAGATTAAAAAAAGATTAATATATGGCAATTAATGATTTGTGTTTGAATGTTTATTTTGAGAATGATATTATAGGTCCATATAATTTTCAATATAGTGGAATAACAAATGGCAAAAATTATTGGCATTCAACAGGAAGTTCAATGACAATAATTTGGAATTTAAGTAATAAATATTGGGAAGTTTTAAATTGGACAGGAGTTACAAATACAGCATTAAGAAGTGTAAATTCAAGTGATATACCAACAAGTGATTGGAAAATAAGGGGTGTTGCACCAAAGAATGATGTTTTGGTTACATATGGTGAATGTGATGGATATTCACCCATTTTATTAAGGTCAAAAATAACAAACAATAGTTGTGTTGGAAATTGTGATGGTGTTATTGTGGCATCATCTTTAGGGGGCATTAAGCCTTATGTATATTCAATAAATAATGGTCAAACATATTCAAGTTCACCAATTTTTAAGGGTATTTGTGAAGGCCAATATAATTTATATGTTTCAGGTCAAACAGGTGGTGTAGCTTCAATTGTTTCAAATGTTTCTTCAGAAAATGAATTATCAAGATATGAAATTAATTTATCAAATATTTCAGAGCAATTTATATCAGATGATACAATTCAAACAACATGGAAATTAAATATTAATCCAGAGTTAAAGGCTGGACATGTATTAACATTAACAATGAATGCAAATCTTGAAACTTCATTATACCAACCAGGTTCAGCAAGTACAAACAATATTATTTCAGTTTATAAAAATAATTCTTTGTTAACTCCAAACATAATATCAAATTCATTGGCAACAAACAGACCATATTGTTCGCCAAATTTGATTAATACCACATATTCAGCATTAACTTATTCAACAACAATAATTAGTGGAGATACATTAACAGGGACAACAACATCCATTATAAATAATAATGGTTATCAAGTGGATTCAAATGGTTGCTCAACAAAGGTGGAACAAAAAAATACAATAAGAATTGATTCAGCCAAGATAAATACTTGCAGATGTTGTGAGATAATATTTAATTCTCAAAATTATGTTGGAATAAATTCACATATTAAATAATTATATATAAAAGATAATGAGTTATATTTTAAAAAATACATCTGGAAAAATAATTACAAGAATAACTGATGTTGGTAGGAAGGCAATATCAAAGGGGTTGTTCAATATTTCTTATTTCCAAGTTGGAGATAGTGAGATTGATTATATTGGAGATAATATTACAAATAATAATGTATTAATGCCAGCTTTTTGCGAGCATAATGATAATGCTGGTGGGTATAATGTTAACAAACAAAATGTAAAATATCCCTACTTTCTAAATGGTGCAATTGGTACAACATATGGAATTCCATTTAATGAGTCAACAATAAAGGAATTTTATAATTTGGCAACAGATAAGGGATTTTTTGTTAGTGGAGTTACAACATATTCAGCCCAGACAACATCAGCATATACGGTTTCATCAAATTATATTGCAAGTATGCCAACAATAACTGGTCAAACAAGTTTATTGTTATCAGCAAATACATGTTCAGCAACAACTGGTGTTCCAAAAGTTGGTGATTTTCTTACCATTATTTTAGATGGTGTTGGGGATTGTGGTAGCATAAGAAATTCTTTTCCAATATTGACTTATAAGATTAGTGCATCAACAATAAGTGGTAGTAATTATATTGTTGGATTGGATAGAAACCTACCAATATATTCAGCAAAGACAAGTGGAGGTGAGATAGCAAGATGTTTAATTTATCCATCAGGGATGACTGCGTTATATGATAGTGTTACACCAATGCCAAATTGGTCAAATGATGTTTTTAATTATGAAACGATTTGTGATACATCAGCAACAGTAGATACAAGAGTTTGGAATATGAATATTCCTTGGTCGCAAACTGTGGCAGGAATAACAGGGGATACTTATGAGGATTATACAAAATATGGATCACAATCATATTTGGGAACAAAAGAATATTTGTATTCAAATTCTGGGCAAACATTATCAAGTGATAATGGTGCAGTTTATTATTATGATTCAAGATTGAATAAAATTATTGTTGAATCAAAAAATCAAAAAGCAGTTGCAGTAATTCATTATACAAATCAATCTATTGATAATGTTTATGGGGAAAAATTTGCAACAATGCCATTTGATGTTGCTGACCCAAAGGATACTAATGATTTGGCAAGAAAATTTAAATTAACAATTCCAACATTGATGTGGCATAAGTCTGATGGTTCAAGTATTGGGCAAAGTTTTTATATTGATCCCCCAAATGAACCAGGTAAATCTATTCCATATTATATCAAATCAACAAAGAATTCTGATATGAATCAGCCGGGCATTCGTTTCTTTAATTTATGGGATACAAATGAAAATTCAAAAAATGAGTTAAATAGAGTAGGAAGGGTTTTTCCTGATAGTAAAATTGTGGTTATTGATGATGATGAATTGGTTGCGGCATTGTCATATAAATCAAATAGGAATTGGACATTACCTGCACCAGAAGTTAGTTTAATAACACCAAATTTATTTGATACAGATACATCAAATGATATTGGTGTTTTGACTGGGGATGGAAAAACTTTATGGGTTACATATCGTTTGGATTCAACAGGGTTTACAAATTCATTACATTGCAATTATTATCAAAATATTGTTGGTCCTGATACTGGTTGTACAATAACAGCTCAGAATGTTGCGGTTAAATTTGGGGAAGAATTTCCATTTTTATATACAAATAATAGTTTGTCAGGTTTTTCAGCAAATGAAATTAAAATTTTGGCACAAAGAACAAATACAAATAGTTTGCCAGAACCAAACCAATGGAGAATAATTGATTTTACAAGCCAGATTGCTTCAACAAAAATAAATGGATATATCCCAGAATCAGGTTTAACTAAAACAACATTTGTTATTACAGAATCAAATTACACAGCTGCAACAATATATGATTTGGCAAAATTCATTGATGTTCCTTTAAATAGTCAACCAACAAAGTTAAATTTTGGGGATGAATATTATTTTTATGGAAACATTCAAACTGGAATTGTGGCAACAATATATGAAATGAAATATGCTGTTAATCTTGTTATAACACAATTTTCAACAACAACAAATCCAACTTATGTAACTGGTAAGAATAAGTATATTACTGAAATTGGACTTTACAATTCCAACAAAGAACTTATGGTTATATCAAAATTAAGTTCACCTATTGAGAGAGTTTTGGGGGATCAACAATTTAACATAAGTTTAGATTTTTAATGGTAAATAAAATAGATATTAATTCGCCCAAAGTATTGGGACTTGATGTGTCAACAAAGACAATTGGAATTGCTTTGTTTGATACTAATTCTGAAAAATTATTGGAATTAACACATTTGTCGCCAATTCCAAAATCAGAAATGAATTCAAAGATAGAAGAACTTATTGTTAAGTCAACTTTATTCAAATTAAAATTGGAAGATTATAAAAATCTTGGAATAACAAAAGTAATTATAGAAGAACCATTATTAACTTCAAACAATGTAAATACTGTTGGTATATTAATGAGGTTTAATACATTAGTTTGTAAAGAAGTTTTTGATGTATTGAATATTATGCCAGAATTTATTTCAACATACAATGCAAGAAAGTTTGCTTATCCAGAATTAACTCAAAAGAATAAAAACGGTAAAGAAGTTTTGTTTGGGGGGTTGGACAAATCAATGGATAAGAAAAAATTAATATTGGATTTGGTTGCAGTGAAAGAACCCCAAATCACTTGGCATTACGACAAGAAGGGAAATTTGAAAAAAGAAAATTTTGACCAAACTGATGCTTATACAGCAGTCCTTGGATATATGAAGATGAAAAACATTTGGTAATTCGCAAATTCTTACATATATTTGCGAAATGGAGAATCAAGATAAAGAAATAGAAGTTATATTGGGTTTGATAAGTGATGTGATTGGTGAACCAGTCAAATCATTTACCACAAAACACCAATACACATATAATTGCCCCCTTTGCGATGAAGGGGAGAATAAAGGCAATCTTGAAGTATCACTATTAAAACATTTATATCATTGTTGGAGCTGTGGTGATGATTCTGAAAAGACACATGGTCCACTTGGCAAGTTATTTGATGTATTTGGCACAAAGAAGCAAAAGAGATTATATGATTTGGTTAAACCTGAGAACTTAAAGGTTAATGATATTTTTTATCCAAAATTAAGATTACCAGAGGGGTTTGTTACCTTTGAAGATTCTCATCCATTGCATATCCCTAGGAAAGAAGCATACAATTATTTGCTTGATAGGGGAATAACAGATGATATGATAAAAAAATATAACATTGGTTATACTGTAAAAGGGGATTTTGCTTATAGAATAATAATTCCATCGTATGATAAGGGTGGGGTATTAAATTATTTCTTGGGGAGATCATGGGTTAAGAGAAAGATTAAATATAAGAATGCCAATGCCCCAAAAGATGAGATTATATTTAATGAACATTTAATTAATTGGTCAGAAGATATATATTTGACTGAAGGGGTTTTTGATAGTATATTTCTACCCAATCCAATTCCATTATTGGGCAAGCATCTTAGTAATAAGTTATTTACTTTATTGTATGAAAAGGCAGAGAAGGATATTATTCTTTGTCTGGATGGGGATGCTTATAAGGATTCATTAAGATTATATAATGAGTTAAATGGGGGAAATTTATATGATAGAATAAAGATGGTTAAATTACCTTATGACAAAGATGTTTGTGAGTTAAGGGGGGATATTGATAAATATTATATTAAAATTAAGTAAAATGAATTTACATGAGGTTGCAAAAGATATTAGAGATATTATTGCTAAAAGACAAGAAGAATTAAATTTGACATTTATTGAGGAGGATCACATATATCATATGAATGGTAAAAGTGATTATCCTTCTGTATCAAAAATAATTAAAAAATATTACAAGGAATTTCCAGGAGAAGAAATTGCTCACAGAAAAGCAAAGGGGGATGAGGTTAAAGCACAAAAGTATTTGACTGAATGGGCAGAAAGTGCAAACTATGCAGCAAACCTTGGTTCTAGTGTCCATTTCTTTTTGGAGCAAAGACTAATTCATATGTATGGTGATTATAAGAAAATTAGGCAACCTGTTTTTGAGTGTGATTTAACACAAGAGATTATGTCTGATAGAATGATATCAGCTGGTTTTGCTTATCTTAATCTTATGCATGATAGAGGTGCTGTTCTTATTGACACAGAAATGGTATTGGGGGATCCCGACCTTGGGTATGTTGGCCAGCCAGATAAGGTATGGTTAATCCCAAATAAGGAAAAGACAGATTATGGAATTGTTATTACAGACTGGAAGACAAACAAGGAGAAAAGTTTCCAGGTTTCCACCTTCACAGAGAATATGTTTAAACCCTTTGAGAAGTATTCCAGCACAGCCCTAGCGCATTATTATATACAATTACCACTCTATGGTAGGCTGCTACTTAAAATGCTCTCACAATCAAAATATGAGGGAATTAACTTTTATGGTTCAGTTATTTGTCATCTAAAATCAGAGGGGGGTTATGCAGAATATAAAGTTCCAAAAGAGGTGAATGAGATTGTTTTTAATCTAAAAATATAGTTAGAAATATTTTCACAGAAGTTTGGTTTGTTTGAATATTGTTCTTATCTTTGCAACCTAATCAAAACAAAACAACATGACAACCAACCAATTCAAGTATGTGGGACAAGGAATTAAGCCAGAAAACTTTATATATGTTGGCTATTACACCTCATTTACAGTACCAAATGGTGAGGATGGGTATGACACCGAGACCGAGTTTGAGGTTGATTTTGATAAGATTGGCGTGGATGACCCAAAAGGTTGGATGGGTAATTTTGACCCAAAGGGCAACAAATGTTCTTGTTGCAACCATGCCATAAAGAGGGGGTCATTCTTCTTGAATCAAGAAACCTCTGATTTAATTTATGTTGGGTTTGATTGTACCAACAACATTATGAAATATACCTTTGATGTTGAAGGTATTACCAAGCAAACTATGGCTCAACGCAAGAGAAGGTTGAAGCAGATTGAAATAGCCAAGATATTAACATCTAATGAAGGTTTGGAGGAAACATTATCTGTTAATGATGTTAAAATTAGAGAGATTGCAAGCAAGTTCTTCAGTTCAGGCAAGATTTCAGAGAAACAAATAGAATTTATTAAAGTTTTAGCAGAGAGAAGAAGGCAGTTGGAATTAGTTGCAAATGAGGTTGTTGTGGGAAGGTATAAAAGTTTATTCAGAGTTATTTCCTGCAAAGGTATTGTTGACTCCTACACTGGTTCAGTTAAATACAAGTTGTTGATTGAGAATATTGAAGGTAAATGGAAGGCCTATGGTAATGTAGGTAGCCTTATTGGGCTTGGTGAGGAAATTACTGCTACTGCAACATTCAAAAAATCAGATAATGACCCATTATTTGGTTATTTCAGCAGAATTAAAGTTTGGTAGATTCACCCCTTATTATTTATTATATACATTTCATTAACAAATTAAAATATAAAATAATATGGACTTTACATTAGGCGTGCTTTTAAAATCAAAATCATTTGGTTTGTTTGCAAATGCAATAGGTGAATATTGTACAGTTAGCACTTTTTATGTAAAAAATACAAAAAAAATTCAAGTAATTTTTGCAAAACCAGGAGAAATAGCAAAAAGACCTGCAATTAATACAATTTCTGAAAATAAAGTAAAAAAATTACTTATAAATGAAGGTTTCCAATTAGTGGAAAAATAATATTGGCAATATATTGATAGAATGATTTTATTTATCTATGTTTACAAAAAAACAATATGATAAATAAAATCATTCATTTTTCTGACCTACATATTAGGTTATATAAGGATCATAATTTGTTTAGGGAAATATTATCTGAAGCATTTAGCCAATGGGTAGAACTAAAACCAGACAGAATTGTTTTTACAGGAGATTTGGTACATAGCAAGAACCAGATGACTCCTGAACTTGTAGAGTTTATTGTCTGGGTTCTTGAGGAGTGTGCAAAGATTAGTAAGACCATTATCATAATTGGCAATCATGATTTCCTAGAAACAAATATGGATAGATTAGATGCTATTACTCCAATTGTAGATTCAATAAAAAATCCAAAAATTAGTTATCTTAAAGATCGGGGGGTTTATGTTGATGAGAACATTAACTGGTGTGTATATTCGTTAATGCAACATAATATCCCCCCAGACATCCCAAGTTCCGAATCATTTAATATTGGCTTATTTCATGGTCCAGTTAATGGATTGAAAACTGATTTAGGTTTTAGTATTGAAGATGGTTATGAAACTGATATATTTAAGGGTTGTGATATTGTTTTTTGTGGTGATATTCACAAACGTGCAATATTTGATATTCCTGGGGGTAAAAAAGCAATAATGGTTGGTAGCACAATTCAACATAATATGGGGGAAACCATATCAAATCATGGATATGGAATATATACAATTGATGATGATAAATATGAATTTGTTGATTTGGATAACCCCCAGCCATATTTAAGTTTTAAGATAACTTCATATGATGATATAAAAAATAATAATGAAATTTTAACAAACAAATAATATGAAAACACAGATTATAACAAATGATGCTTTCTTTATTGATATCATCAGATATTGTGAGGTAAATAATATTCCAGATATTGATGATTTCGTATCACAATGTTTGAAGTCAGGATTTTATATTGAGAAGTATGGGGTATTAGGTCATAATGTTGAAAGCCAACCCAAAGAAATTATCAGAGAGGTTGAAAAGATTGTTGAAGTCACAGTTGATAGAATTGTTGAAAAGATTGTGGAGGTTGATAGGATTGTTGAAGTCCCAGTTGATAGGATTGTTGAGATAACAAAAGAAGTCCCCATATATAAAGAAATAATTAAGGAAGTGCAGACTGGGGGTGTTAGGGTTGAAATCAAAGAGATTGAGGTAATTAAGGAAGTTCCAGTTATCCAAGAAGTTTTTGTTATCAAGGAGGTTCAGATGGAGAATACAGAATGTGAAAATGAATTAAGTGATTTCAAGATGAAAGTTAATTCAATGACTGAAGAATTAATAAATAAGAATAGAATTATAGAAGATTATAGAAGATTATTTTCTGATATGACAAATCAGTCAGCAAGATATCATAAATCATCAAACATAAAAATTAGATAATATGGACATTTTAATTTGGGTTTTCACAAGCTACGGTCTTATGAACATAATGGTTTATGGATCAATATTTTCAGGGTTAAGAGATTTTTTTAACAATACAGGAAAGAGGGATATTTTAATTATATCCCCCATTTTTAGATTTATTTATGGGATTATATCTTGTCCAATGTGTTTCAGCACTTGGGGTGGATTTTTCTTGGGGGCATTCATTTATTCCCCAACAATGCAATATCTTGGAAGTTGTTATGAGATGTCTTGGTTTTTTGATGGGATATTTTCATCAGGAGTTGTTTGGGCATTAAATTCAATTATTGAATGGTATGAAAATAAATCAAACTAATATGGAAGAAAACAAAACATGGGTTAACCCCAATATTAGGGTTATCTGGGAGGATCATCCAGAGAATATTACCCAAGATAAGATTAAAGATGTTAGGCAATATTTTGCAAGAAAATATGGGACAACAAATGTTAATGTTATTACCAAAGTAAAATATGAAGATAAGGTGTTGCAATCAATTGATGTATCATCAAATATCTTGGATATTAATTATCAAAATAATTTGATTAGGAATTTGCTTGAAACAAATAGCAATTTGGATTATTATGATAAAATTATGGAAATCAATAATATTGTTGAAAACAAATTGGTGCTGGAAAATCAAGAGCCAACACAATTCAATAAATGGTATATTAAGAGAATTAGATTTAGCAATTTCTTATCTTTTGGTGAAAACCAAGAACTTGATTTTGATAAATTAAATGGGATAACCATTGTTGAATCAACCCCCCAGAACACAGGTGGTAAAACCACTTTGACCATTGACTTATTATTATTTTTATTTTTTAATACCACAACAAAGAGCAGCAAGGCAGAAGATATTTTTAATAAATTCACAAACAAAGATACAGTTCAGGTTGTTGGGGATATTGTTATTGATGGTGAGGAATATATGATATCCAGAAGAATGGATAGGAAAAAGAATAAGACAGAAGAATGGAAAGTAAAAAGTGAATTATCATTTGATAAGAAATTAAAAAATGGTGAAATTCAGAATTTGAAGGGGGAGCAAAGAAGGGAAACCGAATTATTTATTAAGAACACAATTGGCAATATGGATGATTTCTTGGCCACCATATTAACAACTGGGAACAATCTTGAAGATTTATTGGAATCAAAACCCACAGCCAGGGGTCAATTGTTGGGGAGATTTTTGGGGTTGGAACATTTAAAGAAAAAGGAGGATTTTGGCAAAGAAGTTTATCAAGAATTTTCAAAACGAATGTTCTCAAACGTTTACAATGTGGAGAAATTAAAGACAGAGAATCTGGATTTGGTTGAAGAAGTTAAGGAGTTGGAAATAAATTTGGAAAAATTAAGTAAAGATTTAAAAGATTATGAAGAAAGACTGGAAAAAGGTAATCAGTATAAAAATGAATTATATACTTCAAAGTATTCTGATATTGATAAGGAATTATTAATTGTAAATGTGCAATCATTGGAAACTGAAATAGCAACAATCAATGCAAATAATTTCAGAATAAATGATATGATTAAAGCAATTAATTCTGATAAGCCAGAAAATTTCTATGATGAAGATGAACATGATATCTTGAAGGAAAATATTATGGACACCAAATTGAATAAACAATTATTGAAAGCAAAGATTGATGAAATAACAAAATTAATTAAAACTTATGGTAATGGTATTCAATGTGAACATTGCGGATTAAATCTTATTGATGCAGAATTTACAAAGGCAAAAGTGGATTCCTTGGATATTCACAAGAATGAATATGAAGTTATTTCAAATTTGGTTATTGAATTGGAAGCAAAACATGAACAACTCAATAAATTAAAAAAAGATTTTGATGCTTATGAAAAAAATAAGTTAATAATTAAAAAACATAACTTATCTTTGGAGGCAAATGTTATCAAAATAGAAAATTTAGAGAGAACCATTAAAAGATATTTGGAAGTTCAAGAGAAGATTAAAAAGAATAATCAAATAGATACATTAATAATTAAAGCAAATAGTAAGATAGATGAATTAACTTTTGAAAAAAATAAAATAACAAAAGATATTAGTGGTATTGAGATAAAAATATCAAATTATAAAGAAAAGACTGAAAAGAATTTAACAATTATTGAAAAAATATACAAAGAACAAGAAGAGGAAAAACAATATAAGATTTATTTGGATTTGTTTGGCAAGAATGGAATTTCTAAAATGATAATGAAAACTATGTTGCCAGTTATTAATTCAGAATTGCAAAGATTATTATTAGATGTTTGTTATTTCACATTAGATGTCAAAGTTAATGACAAGAATGAGGTTGAATTTGTTATGATTGATAATAACACTGGTGTTGAGAAATTAATGACAACAGGATCTGGATATGAGAAAACAATAGCATCATTGGCATTAAGAGCAGTATTAAGCAAAGTTTGTTCATTACCAAAACCAAATATCTGGGTTGCAGATGAAGTATTTGGTAAGGTGTCAAATGAAAATTTAGATATGATGGGTGAATTTTTTATTCGATTAAAGAGTTATTTTGAAAAAATATTGTTAATTTCGCATAACCCTTTAATCAGCAACTGGGGGGAATCAAAAATAGTTGTTGAAAAGAAAAATAATGTTTCAAAAGTTTTGATTTAGAAAAATAATTGTTAACTTTGCAAAAAAATAAAATGAAGAATTACAACTTGACAATTTACAAACCAAAGAAAAATTTTGTATTAGATTCTTTTATTGATGAGTTTTCTAATATATCTGACACAGAACCATTAATGACAGAGGTTGGTGATTCTATCATTATGATTTTTGGTTCAGATGTTGACTTGGTTGATTTAGCCACAGTACTATCAAGTATTTTATTTGATACTTGTTATGGTTATACATTAGTTGAGATAGTGAATGATTATGCTGCATTCTTTCCAATGGAAAACTTTGTAAGTCTGGGACTAAATGATGCACCAAATGAATTTAGCAAAGGGAATAAACCATTCCTTGGTATTTTAAAAAGTGATAATTTAACCAAAGTCTACTCAGTTATTAATGAAGGTGAATCAGAAACAGATTTGGATTTAATCCTTGAAAAGATTTCCAGCAAGGGTATTAGTTCATTGACATCAATTGAAAAAGAATTATTACAGAATTTCTCTAAACAAAATTAAAAAATGAAAGAAAAAAAGTTTCTAATGATTAACCAGTCTGAAATATCATCTTACTTAAAAGATGTTAGAAAACACAAAGTTATGAACGCTGAAAGAGAGCGTGAATTGGCTAAAATTATGTTAAATCCCAACACAACTGATGCACAGAAGTCATTAGTTAAGAAGGAATTAGTTGAAGGCAATTTAAGGTTTGTTATTAGTGTGTGTAAGCAGTATCAAAACCAGGGGTTGGATTTGTCTGATTTGATTGCAGAAGGTAATTATGGGTTATTGAAAGCAATTGATAAGTTTGATTGGACCAAGAATTTAAGATTTATTTCTTATGGTGTGTGGTGGATTAAGCAAGCTATTATTGAATCCTTAAATGATAATGCTAGAACAATAAGACTGCCTGTTAATATTGTTCAAGAATATCATAAGATTAAAAAGTTCTTAAATGAATTTGATAATAGTACACCAAGTAAATTGACAAATCTGGCACACACAATTGACTTAGATTCAACTTTAAATGAAGATGGGGATACATTACTTAATGTGATTAAGAATGAGAATGCTGACAACCCAGAGGATGTATTTAGCACCAAGCAAATTTTAAGGGAAAAACTTTTGAATATTTTATGCTTGCTCGATTGTAGAGAAAAGGTTATCATTGAGGATTACTTTGGATTAAATGGCTCAGTTAGGACATTAGAAGAAATTGGTGGCGAGTTTAACCTAACAAAAGAAAGAGTTCGCCAAATAAAAGAAAAAGCACTAAAAAAACTCAGAAATGAGTCAAAAGTGTTATTTGAATATATTTAATAATAATAAAAAACAACAACATGGAAAATTTTAGAAAATTTTTAGCAAAGAATTTTACATTAATTGTATTTATTTTTTTGGTTATTGGCTGGTTTAAAGGATGTGGTGACACAAAAGAAATTGGTAAAATTAACGATGAAATTAAAGCAATTAAAGATTCAACTTACACCAAAATGGAATTGGATAAACAATTAAAAATCATGAGTCTTGAAACTGAAAAAAGGTTTATTCAATCTACTGATAGAAAAATACTTGATGTAAACAGGCAAGCACAAATAGATTTAGAATTAGAAAAACTTAAATAAATGAATATTGTTAGTAAGAATTTAGAAAAAATAGTATATTTTGCATTTCTAGTGCCGATTATAACTGTAGCGGTTGTTTCAATATCACACGTTACTAGTTGGTATGGTTTAACTAATAATTCTACTTGGGCAATTTATTTATCTGTTGGTGTGGAGATTGCTGCTTTGTCAGCCTTGGCAGCAATCTCTGTTCATATGGGAAAGACTGTATATATACCTTTTGGTATAGTTACATTAATTCAATTGGTTGGAAACGTATTTTATTCCTACCAATACATTGATGAGTCATCAGAAGAATTTAAAGATTGGGTTGAGTTGTCAACTGTTTTCTTTCAATATATTATTGATGAAAATGATATTGTTGGGCATAAAAGACTTCTTGCTATTTTCTCTGGTGGACTATTACCAGTTATATCCCTTTCTTTCTTACATATGTTGGTTAAGTTAAGAGATAAGGAAAAACTTCAAGATGAAGCTACTACACCAATATTAAATGATATTGAGTTAGAAGCGTTAAGTAGAGAGGCAGGTAAAATAGAGGCAAAAGAGGTTGAAGAAAAATATACCCCAACCAAGGAAGAATTAGGTTTGCTAGAAGTATATCTGGATAATCTAACAAAGGATAAGTCAGACCCAATACAACCCAAACCAAGAAAGAAAGGCAATAAGCCGGGGGTCACCCCAACTTTATTGGAAGATACATTATTGAGTGATGATTCTGAAATAGAAGTGCCTAAACCTGATACAAGTAGAAAGAAGAAATTAGAATTAAATAATAATTCTGAAGATATAAGTAGATTAACATATAGAAAAAGAAATGCTGGAGATAATTAAATATGGTGAATTTAAACCAATAGGTAAGCAAAAGAATAAAAATAAGATAATATTAATTAATACATTTAGGGATGCCAAGAACTACTTGGTGTCCCTAAAATATAGGCATAATGGTGAGTATGATAAAATTCCTAATTATATTATATCTAAAAAAGGTGAGGTTATTAAATTAATGGATGATGGGGGGTATTCTAATTTATTTGATGATAAGTTAATTAATTTTAATTCAGTTGTTATTGCTATTGAGAATTTGGGTTGGTTGGAAAAAAATCAAACCACAGGATTAAATAATAATTGGATTGGTGATATTTATAATGGTCAACCCTATTATAAAAAGTGGAGGGATTATGATTTTTGGGATAATTATACAAATGCTCAAATTAATAGTTTGGCTATGTTGTGTTCTGAACTTTGTGATAAAATGGGGATTAATAAAAAATTTATAGGTCACAACACTAAAACTGAAATTGGGGTAAAATTTAATGGAATATTGAGTAGGAGTAATATATATAAAACTTATACAGATATATCACCATCTTTTGATATAAAACTTTTTGAAAAAATTTTAGAAAATGGTAGAAAATAGTTATGATGAGATGAAATCTCTTTTAAAGAAATCTAAAATGTTGTTTGAGCAATTCTCAGATTCCGGAAGACTTAATACAGCAGATAGTATATCAAATAAAATACGTAGTAGTGTGGCTATGAGTTCTGATGATGGGAATCAAGATAATAGAACTATGGGGGGTATGAATAATGGTGAAGAAGAAACTCAAAAGAGTTCAGATCGTCAACAAAAATATAAAATATCTGGGGGTATATTTGTTTTACATGGAGATTCAAAAGCAGAGGTTGATAATATAACAACTGATGACAAATCATCATTCCAAGAAACAATGGATGAGTTTGTTGAAGAGGTTTCTGATTTGGTTGATTTTGATGAATTGCATTTGTATAAAAATAGTGTAGAGTGGGGTGGTAAATTGATAGATGATAATATTACTTTCCTATATACAATTGGTGAGAATGGTGGTGTTTATATAAGCGCAGATATTGTAAAAATAGATGAGGATTTTTTAAGTATCATAACAAAATTAGAGCAGTATTATCAAAAATTTAAATCAAAATGGTCAAAAATGTTAGCAATAAGGAAGAAAACACCCAATTAACAGGTAATTTCAATAGTATTCTGGATGGGGTATTGAAATTAATTTTAATATTAGGTTTGATATTTTTTGGTATTTGGATGTATAGGAAGACAGAACCCAAAGTTAAGTTAGACGATAAAACAAATCAAAAAATTGTTGAATTGGATCAATCAAATAAAAGAATTGAGAATAATCAAAAAATTCTGGAAGAAAAGATTGACAAGTACATTTTAGAGATAAATGAAATTGATAGAAATATCAAAGACATAAACAATAAAAAAGAAATAGTTAGAAGATTTTATTATGAGAAAGTTATATCTATTGACACTTTCAATATGGTTGCCTTGGATAGTTTTTTCACAAACAGATACAGTTTCTATTCAAACTAAATCATTCCCAATAACAATTGTTAAGGAAATAGCAAAAGATTTGATTAGATATGATTCAGTTAAGAATGAATTATTACATGTTAACAACCTAATTCTGGAAACAGAAAAGAAAATATATTTAAAAGATTCTTTATTATTCTCATATATTGAAAAAGAACAAAAGTATAAAGATATTATAAAAATAAATAATGAAAAGTATCAAGTACTTGAAAGTAATTTTGTGAGTAATCAAAATTTATTAAAGAAAGAAAAAATGAAAAACACAATAAATCAAATCCTAATAGGTTTATCCATATTTGGATTCACATATTCTATAATTTTTAAATAATGGCATTAACACAATCTGAAAAAAAAGAAATTGAAGTTGTTGTTAGAAAAGAGATTAAAGATTTCTTTGAAAGTAGCACTTTATCCCAATATGAAAATAAGTTAATTGATAAATTACAAAAAGAATTCAGAAGGGGCAAATTTGAAGGTGAAGTTAAAGACATTACTGTAAAAATGTTTAGAGAGTTTTACCAATTTATGTGGATGAACAGAAGTTATTGGGAGCCTAAATTAAAAAATGCATAATATGGAAGAACCAAATAAAGTATTTTCAAGTGCAATTGCTAGTGAGTTTGCAAAGAATCCTAGCGCTTATTCATCACAATATGATTATATTAGGATGGTAAATAATGAGAATAGTTCAAAGGATAGAACAATTATAAACTTAGTAGATATTGAACGTAAACACAATAAAACAAAAGACTCTACAGAATATATTAATTTCTTGAAAAAAGAATTGCGTAAAGGCGCTGCTGTTGAGAAAGAACATACAGATAGTGTCAAAATGGCAAGAAAAATAGCCAAAGACCACCTATGGGAAGATCCCCACTATTACAATAAATTAAAAAAGATGGAAACAAAAGAGGCCACTGGTTCAGGATCTGCTGGTGGGTATGTTGAGCCATTGTTTCCCAATCTTGAGAGTATGAGTGAGGCTTGCTGGAAAGGATATAGGAGAGTAGGGGGTAAAATGAAAAATGGAAAGATGGTTCCAAATTGCGTTCCAATAAAGGAGAGTATATGGACAGAAGTTAATTTTAAGCCTATATTTAATGAAAGCAAGGTGGAAGCCAAGGAAGCAACATCAACTGCATCTACAGGGTCATATGAGGTTCCTGGAGCATGGGCTAAATCTACAAAAAAGAAAGATTGGAGAGGTAAATCAAAAACGCAAATACCTGGGGGTAAATTTGTGCAAGTAAGAAAGAAATGTTTAAAATTCCCTTACTGTAACCAAGGCGATATAAAGGCATTAAAATTAACAGAACAAAATATGAACAAGAGAGAAATTCCAAACACAGCCCAAGAATTAATTAGGTTGATGCCTACTGATTTAAAGAAATTATTTTTTGACCAATGGGGTGCAAAACAATCAACCAAATGGCATCCAGAGGGTAATTCATTAAAGCATATCATTTTGGTATTAAGGAGGGCATATAACAAATATGGGGATGATCCTAATATGATTATGGCAGCATTATTCCACGATTTAGGTAAAATGGATACTTATGCTATTAACCCAAAAACAGGTGAACCAACTGCATATGGACATGATGCAAAATCTGGTGATTATGTAAAGCAATATGCTGATTGGATTTTATCATTTGAGGGAACAAATATTGATGTTATTGAATATTTGGTTGTCAATCATATGAAGATGAAGCCATCAACTTGGAGTGTGATGAAACAAGCCAAGAAAGACCCCATAGAGCAGAATCCAGCATTTAAAAGTTTGCAAGATTTTGAAACAATTGATATTGGGGGGATTAGTGAGGCTTTAATAAACACTCCAAGATATCATATGATTATTAAAAAAGTTGCTAACAAGTGGAATATCAGCGAAAATAAAGTTAGGGAAATAATATCAAATAAAAAATAATTAACTTTGAATAAAGTAATAATTAAATATATTTATATATAAATAAAAAATGTTATGAAAAGAAATGATATTGACTCAATAATTAATAGTGTGTTAAATGAAGAATTTAACAAGAGGTCTAATTTATTGTTTGAGAAGAAAGTTAAGAAGAATGTTGATGAAAAATTAGTTGGAAAACAATCCAAAATTGACAAGAATAAGAACGGCAAAATTGATGCTGAAGATTTCAAGCTATTAAATAAGGGTAAAAAAGGTAAAGAAGAAGTTAAAGAGAAATTAGTTGGAAAACAATCTAAAATTGATAAGAACAAGAATGGTAAAATTGACTCTGAAGATTTTAAGTTATTAAAGAAAGGTAAGAAGAGTGTTAAAATGACCGAAGAAGGTTTGATTTCATTTATTGAAAGTATTATATCTGAGGCAGATAATGATTTTGATTATAAAAAACCAAAGACATTAAATAATGTTGAAGCATTGTTAAAAAAGTCAAAAAAAGAAAATGAATCAAATTTGGCTAATGTTGGTAAAAAAATGAAAGAATATCTTAAATATGGATCGAATGGAAAGTATATTGAGAATCCAGATTCTTTTCCAAAGACAAATGGCCAATTAAAGAAGTCAGATATTATGGGATATCGCATGGATAGTAATGAAGAAGAATACATTGAAGAATTGGGCAGGGGACCAGGTATGGAAAATTTGGTTTATGATGAAATAGATCCAGATGAGGATAAAATGAAAGAATATATTGAAGGTAGTTCAAAAACTGGGAATAACCCAAAATGGGCAAATTCGGTTGAAACTGATGTTAATGCTAAAGTTAATAAAAGAAGAAAGAATAATTACTATGGTGCAGAGAAAAAAAGAGCTTATGAAAAATCATTAGATGTCCATGTAGTTAAAGACAATAATGGGAGACCAGATTTTATTAAAAAAATGCAAGGCGAATCAGTAGAGAACAATGAATTTTTAAGTGAAGAATTCACTAAAATGAAGAAATTAATAAATTATAATAAAATAACTCAATAATTTATAACATAATATCTACAATTATATTTTTTTTATATTAAAATTCTCCATAGACAATGCACTATGGAGAATTTTTTTAAGTGGCTATCTGTGCCAATACCAAAAGATGAACTTGAAACTTATTTTAATATGAATAATATTAATAGGGAAAAGGTTGATTTGTTTTTTGATATTTTAATGTCATTAAATAATACAATAAGTAAAACTTATCTTGGTGATACTAATGACCAGATAATTTCTGTTGACTATACTGATGATGATAAAGAAAAACATTTTAATTGGTGTTGGGTAAAAACTATTGATTCTTTCAAAAAAGAAAATATCATTTTAAGTAAAGATGGTGATCATTACAAGTATTTGAAGATTTTCTATTTTGATATTTTTTATAATAAGATTGATGGTGTTAATCAAAATGCAATAAAAATATTCATAGAGGAATTATTCAATATTGAGGGGTTATATAGTAAAGCTGATTTGCAAATATTAACTGAAATATATAAATTACTTGATAAAAATTTAGTAAAAAAATAAAATTTAAATAAAATGGAAACGATTCAACAAATCAAACAACTATTAGAATTATTTTATTCTGATGCAGATAGATTCTATCGCAAGGGGAATAAAAGTGCGGGGACAAGGGCGAGAAAGACAGCACAAGAAATAAAGGCGCTTTTACAAGAAAGCAGACTTGATATAGTTAAACAAAGAAAAACAACAACTGAAGGTGAATAATTACTTGCCAATATTTTACTTTTTGTTTATATTTTCTATTCTGGTGGTGAGTAATATTACTACTAGAATAGTATTTTCTCTTTTTGGTGACTCAGATTATATTGAAAGAAATAAAATAACAAAACAAGATAAATTATATTTTGGGTTGGCATTTAGTTTTATAATAACATTTATTAAATTTTCATAAGAATGAATTTATATAGTAATTTAAAAGATTTTGAAGGTTATCTATCATCTATAAGAGTGGCGGATAATTTTATATTTATTGATTTAGTTTTACCCAAAACCTGGTTAATCCCCCAATCATATATGGTAGATAAATTTGTTGTAACATTTGGTATTATGAGTGATGCAGGGAAGACTGGGATAACTTTTGTTATTGAGAATATTGAGGAAAAATTTAATGCTAGTCTGGAAAAGATATTTAAGATAATTAAGGATAACCAAGAGATTGAACAAAAAAGTCTTTTATTAAATAAGAATATTGATATATTAAAAGCATTATTTAATAAGAATAAACTTGATGATTTAAGTAAATTAGAATTTATTATCCCTAAAAATGAATTAAAAGATGGACAAACAGAAAATGTGGAAAACCCTAGAAGCAGAAAGAAATAAGGATAAAGCTGATTTAGAAAGGGAAAAGATTAAATTAATTAATGAATTAAAAAAATATAAAAAAGAGGATATTGTTAAGCCTAAAAACAATAAATTAAGTTTCTTGAAAAAATTAAAGATATTATTATGGGGGAATTAGAAAAGTTGGCTATGATTTCTGATGCGTTGCAACAAGTTTTACCACAAGCAAAGGCAACAATTATCTTTGAATTTAATAAAGAAGTTTTTGATTCTATTAATAAGAAATTAAATACAAAGGGTGGGGTTGATGATAAGAAATTCAAAATAGATATATCAGATATTACTTTTTATTTTGTTTCTGATGAGGCTAACCTGTAACTTGTCTATATAGTACAGATGCTTCAAACCCATTTTTAATTAACAAATCATATAGATATTTTTTTTGGGTATTGCTTCTACTCTTCAATATCATACAAGATGAATTGTTTGTATTATTCAAATAAATTGTCAAACTATCTAAAAATCGTAATGCTTCATCTTCATCTTTTAGGGAAAACAAATAAAATTTAGTATCATTTTGGAGAACAATTTTATGATTTAGAATGCATATTATTTTTAATCCAGTTACTGACAAATATTTCTTATCAAATTCCTTTATAGTTATTTTTTTGTTTTTTGCAATATCAAATAATTTTTCTTCAACCCGGTAAGGTTTTATATCAACAAAAAACATATTTGTTTCATTATCAATATAAACTCTTTGGTTTCTACCTAATTCATCTTTTAGATAGGTTGGGCTATCTAATTCTCTTATGCTGGAAATTAGCCCCAGTTCAAAAGTACATTCTTCTGTATTTTGAATTCTCTTTTCAAAGAAAACTTCATCAGACTGTTTCATCAATTTATTATAAGCAATTACTGCTTTTTTCTTGGTGATGAATTTGTTGATAATTCTCTTTTTCTTCTTATCCTTAAATAAAACAATAAAATAATTCATAATGATAAAAGATTATTATAAAATTTTAGAAATTGAAGAGAATTTCACAGAAGATTTATTAAAAAAAAAATATAGAGACCTTTCCAAGAAATATCATCCAGATATTAACCCATCTGGCGCTGATAAATTTAAAGAAATTAGTGAGGCATATGATGTATTATCTGATCCACAGAAGAGGCAATCATATGATTTTGAAAGAAAGGGGGGTGGGAGATTTTCTGGTCAAGATGATTTATTTTCCCAATTTTTTAATCAAGGGCAAAGAAGAAATGTTCATGTTCCATTAGAGAAGATAATAACATTAAAATTAACCCCAATTGAAATATATTTGGGAAAGGTTAAAGAAATTGTATATAACCGAAACATCCCTTGTGATGAATGTAATGGTACTAGAGGTAGTAAGAGGCGTTGTGGTGAGTGTAATGGTAGTGGGCAAGTGGTTAGAAGGTTTGGTTCTGGTTTTTTTGTGCAACAGATGGTAACAAATTGTCCATCTTGTAGTGGTCTTGGTGAAATTATTGAACAAAAATGTTTTAAATGTTCTGGAAGTGGGATTAAAGGTGAGGTAAAAACAGTTACCATAGAGTTGCCAAATAATATTGATAATGGCCAATTCTTGAAATTAAGTAAATTGGGTGATTATGATAAAGTTGATTTTGGTGATTTGGTCATAAAGATTGAAGTTATTAATACTGATGGGTTTAGTAAAATGGGTAATGATTTAATTTACACATTATTTTTGGATTTTAATGAGGTTGATTTGGGAAAATATATTATACCCCATCCATCAGGATCATTATCAATAACTGCACCAAATGTTTTTGATACTAGTGTGCCTTTAAGAGTTCCAGGCAAGGGGTATAATGGGGGTGATTTTTATATAAAGAGAGAAGTTAAATTTACAAGAGGTTAATGATGTATTTTATTAATTTAACACCAACATATATTCCAGATATCAATAGATATATACTAACCAATGTTATTGGCAATTCATATCCAAATTTTTTTGATTTACAATTGTCACATTTTTTTAAATCTATCATAATATATTTTTTATATAAAAATATGTATTATTATAACTTTGTGAATTAAAAATTATTATATGAGTAATGTTAATGTTGAAATTTATTTAACTGAATTCTTTTCTTTCTTTGAAAAGAATACCAATGAATTAATAAAATTGGTTAAACTTGAACAAAAATCTTTATTCTTTGAAAGAATACGCAAAGCAAGTTATTTTAATTTTGGTCTGGGGGAAGATTTTGTATTAACAAAACAACAAATTGTGGATATATGTGTTCTGGTAAATAGGGGTAAAGACCCTTATAGTAATGTAAGATATTTTGATGGACCTTTTGGAAAAATAAATTTGAATTAGATTTGGAAAATTGATTTGGATAATATATCTTTGCAACATCAAATTAATCAAAAACAAAAAAACAAAAATATGAACACATCACTAAACCTTGAAGTACTAAAGACATCAGTTCCTGCAATCTTTGCTGAAAGACCAGACCCAAGAATGTCTAACAGATATAATTTTGCCAACTCAAGAGTAATCTTGGAAAAATTGGTAGATAGCGGCTGGCAGATAAATTCTGCAAAACAAGTTGGAGATTCAGATTATTCTGCTCACCAAGTTATTTTAAGACATAATGATTTTCATAATGTTGGTGATGTTCTTCCACAGATTATGTTCAATAATTCCCACAATGGGACATCAAAAATGGACATCTCAATGGGAATTTATAGATTGGTGTGTTCGAATGGGTTGGTAGTTCCAGCATCAGTTGCTAATAGCATTTCTGTTAAACATGTGGATTTAAGCACAGACTTTACAGAAGTGATGACAAATGACTTCTTTTCAAAAATCCCAACAATATTCAATAGAATGGGAGAAATGCAAGAAAGAATGTTGGGGCAAAGAGAAATTGAGGAGTTTGCACAGAGAGCAATTGACATTCGTTTTGACAAGTCAGCCAAAAATGTGGATTTTGAGCAAGTTCTAAGACCTTACAGAGAGGAGGATCAATCAAATGACCTCTGGACAGTATTTAATCTTGTGCAAGAGAAGGTCATCAAAGGCGGGGTTAAATTCAAGAACACAAATAGAAGGTCAAAACCAATTGTCAATTTCATTAATGACAACAAGTTAAACACCCAACTTTGGGAGATTGCTGAAGAGTATTTAGTGGTATAACTATAAACCCCCATCTGGATAAGGTGGGGGTATTTTTAATTAAAAAAAAATACATATGGAATTTTTAACAAAAATAAAAAATAAATTAAGTTATGATTTAAGTAAAATAACTCTTTTCCATAGATTTAAATTGGATTTATTTACAGGAGAAATAGTTTATATTGATATGTATGATAATGATAAAATAAGAGAAATAGTATATTTATCAAAAGCAGGGTTTTTTATCCATTTAAAAGAAGGTCCGTCAGTTATTGATGGGTATATTGTTACAATTTATTTTAACCCAGTTAATTTAGATGAGATTAAGTTCTACATAAATAATTTAAATAAAAGAAAAATATGAAATATGAATTAGTTGTTTATACAATGGACTCTTGTGGGTATTGTACAGACTTTAAAAAATTATTGGAAGAAGCCAATATTCCTTTTCATGATAGAGACATCTATGAATTTGAAAAAGAATTTGATATGTATACAAAGATAACCAAAACAGAGTTTGTCCCTTCTGTTATGCTTATAAAGAATCCTGGCGATGCAAATGAGGAAACAGTATTCTTATCCCCCACCAAAGAATATAATACAGTAGAAGAAGCGTGTGAGCTAATTAAGGGTATTGTTCTATAAAAATGGGGGACTAAATTAGTCCCCCATTTTAATTATATTACAATAAAATCTTTATCTATTTTATATATTTTTGGCCTTTCTTTCTGGTATCTTATTGATTCCTTAAATATGTCATACTTATTGATATACACATTATTGTTTTTAACATCAAACACATCCAATATTGCTGATTGAATAAAATCATATTTTATTGGAGATAAATTATGTTTTATGCTAACCATATCATCTTCTGAAGTATTCAAATTTATCTCCATTTCAATCCATTTGATATACCCCAGATTAAAGACATTATAAGCAATGTTTTTCATTTTATATATCAAACTCCTACCCATAGTAAAAGAGTGTCCGTGGGGGAACGTGGAGGTGTAAATATAAGATTCTATTGGGGGTTCAATATCTTCTTTTGGGTACAAACAATTCTCTGAATTGTATAATTTATATTTTAATTTAGATACTGGGATTAATTTTGTGGAGTAATTAATTAAATCAATTGTTCTTAAAATTCTATCATCCCCAACAACATTAGCAAATTGGATATTAAATTCATCAATCAAATCATTCATATTTAAGATTATGCTTGAATTTGTTTCTCCATTGATTACATAAAAGTTATTGCAATCTGTTACTTGTATTTTGGTATTTGAATCCAGACCAATTTTTGATAAGATAAAATCAGAGAAGAGATTACAGATTATAGTTTTCTTATTAATGTTCATATTATTTTTTTGTTAAACATATAAATATTATTTTACATTATAAATAAAAAAAGGGGTTTAAATTAAACCCCTTTGATTTCTTAACCTTTTGTTTTCTGCGTGGTGTAGTATTTTTCAACAGTTTTTTTAATTTTGTCCTTCAAGTTTTCTTGTATTTTTGAAGTAGATTCGGCAGATTGAACATTTTGGTTTGAATTAGATTTACATCCACATCCCATAGTTTTATTATTTATATATAAATATATTGATATTTATAAAAAAAATAAATCTTATTTTGATTTTTGATTTTTTAAAATTATATTGAATAAAAAAAAGAAGATGATGATGAAGGAAAAACTTAATTCGGATTGGTTATTTAGATCCCCTATTGATTTTGAATATAATAAATACATTGCTTTAAATTATATAAAAAATTCTGAAAACAGATTAAATGATTTGAAGATATACCCAGATTTGCATGAAATTACAATTAATTTAATTAATATAGCATCAATTGGTAAGGAGAGTAAGACCATATCTTTGAGTAGAATATTAAATGAATTTGACGATGATATTGAGATTGGTGATTTCAATTACAATGAAATACCTGAATTGATTAGCAAGGATAAGATTGAGGTTAATAAAACAATTAATTTCACATATCCAAAACTTCTTGATTTATTTAATTTTGCAAAATCAATATGGACATTAGCTTTTGAGAATATTGATGTTAAACTTAAAAAAAATGCCAAAGCCCCAACCAATAGTGGATACTTTTATTATTTTGACAAAGTTGATAATATTGTGTATATTTATTCGTTTGATATTATTTTGAAAAATGAGAAATATGAATCAAGCAGTTCATTTAAAGAAATTTATATTGGTGATTATGGGGGGAAGGTTTCAATTAGTACAATAATGGATAAATTAAAAGAAAATAATTGTGATATTAATAAACCTATATTTGAGATAACAACAAAACAATATTTTCCAGTAAGGGAAACACTATTACCTATGGCAAAACGTAAATTAATTTTAAAAAATATTCAAACAAAAAACTTATGAAAAACGAGCAAAAAGAAATGGTTTCTCACCCAGATCACTATCAATTTGGAAGTGATAACACTTATGAAGTTTATAAAGTATGTGAGGCTTGGGGTTTAGACAAAGATGCATATTTATTTAATGTTGTTAAATATGTTGCAAGGTCTGGCAGAAAAAATCCAGAAAAAGAGATTGAAGACTTAAAAAAAGCAATAGAGTATCTTGAATTTAAGATAAATAAATTGAGTTCATTAGATATTTAATATTAAAAATATAATTATTATGATAGAAATTATAGAAAAAAATGCAATAATCTATGAAACTAGATTATCAAGAATATGGAAACACATTGAGAATGACTCATCGTCTTTTGGAGTTATTTCGCCATTTAGAAAATATTTATCTATGGATGAAAATTTGGAAAGGTATAAAGAGTTAAAATCTTTCATCAAAGATAAACTTAAAATTGGCTACATTGAAATGGATGGTGGCTTCAAAGAAGAGGGTGATTGGGTAAATGAAAAATCACTTTTTATTCCAAACATAAGAAAAGAAGATTTAATTTTTTTGGGAGAATATTATGACCAGTATTCTGTCATCTATAAAAGTAAAAACGAGTTTATTGAAATTGGCACAAATGATATGTCAGATATGGGTGAAGTTTTAAACAATTTCAAAAAAAGTGGCTGGGATAAAAATATGCAAATAGATAGTGATACAACAGAGGAATTTTTCTCTAAATTAGCACGTGGCAGTCATAGAGACCAAAAGTTTTTATTTAATATGGAAGAAAGTTTTCTATATGAATTGGATAGTAAAACATTTAATGATAATTATAGAGAAAGAAACGGTCGTGGAAAAAAACGGTTGATAAAACTACTTTAATGCAAAAAAAATAATAATATGAATGATGAGATTATATTAGAGTTAGTCAATACACAAGTACAATTTAGATTCTTGCATTGGCAAACAAAATCATATGCAAAACATAAAGCATATGGTAAATTTTATGATAATTTAGATGATTTGATTGATAAGTATGTTGAGGTTTGTATGGGTAAACATGGACGTCCTGAATATGATGGGGGTTTTACAATGGAGTTTGAAGATATAAAGGGTTTCTCAATGCAAGAATATCTGGATGATTTCACAGAGTTCTTAATGGGTTTGTCAGAAAAATTAACACAAGGAGAAGATACTGATTTGTTAAATATCAGAGATGAGATTTTGGCAGAAGTAAATAAAATGAAATATTTATTAACATTAGAATAATGAGAAGAAATTTAATTAATGAGGGGCTATTGAAAAATGATTAAATCTATTTGGAAGCCAGTTTATTTTAAATCTAAAATAATTTATTATGATATGGTTGAAGTTGAAGACTTAACAAATAAAAAAGGGACTACTGCTTATAAAGTAATCTGGGTTTGCGATAATCCAAAATGTAAAACCCCAAGTAAAATTCATTCAATAAGTGCTCATCATTTAACTAAAGTAAAAAATAATTTTAATATACAAATATGCAGACCTTGCCAGTGTTCTGGTGAAGGTAATGGTAGATTTGGTGATAATAGAAAATGGAGTGATTTTCATAGTGAAGAAAGAGTTAAAGAATTAAAATTAATCTATTCTGAAAAATGGAAAGGTATTAAAAACCCCTCTTTAATTGATGATGTCAAAATAAAAAAGAATCAAAGTATAATAAATGAAGTTTTTTTAAAAAAAATAGTAAATAAAAATGGCTTTAAATTGTTATCATTAGTAGAATTAGATGGTAAAAATAGTAAATTAGTTGTTGAGTGTAAAAATGGGCATATTTCTAATAAAAGATATGTTAATTTTGTTGCTAAACATAAAAAATTTATATGCAGTAAATGTTTTTATAATTCAATTGCACTTAATTTATCAAAGGAAGATATGTTAATTATTAAAAATTATTATAGGATAGTTAGGTCTATGACTAAAAAAACCTATAAACAATATAAAAATATAATTAATCCTAATAATCTTAAAATAAGTTTCAATACTTATCATATTGACCATAAATTTAGTGTAGCAGAAGGGTTTAGAAATAATTTACCACCTGAAATTTTGAGTGCCAAGGAAAACTTACAAATACTAACACAACATAACAATTTATCAAAACAAGATAAATGTTCAATTACTTTAGATGAATTAATTGAAAAAACAAAGTATATAAATGTGTTAAAAACGCATAACTAATCTATTTATAATAAAAAATAAACGACTATGAGAAAAAACAATCAGGTCCTGGTAGAAAGTGGAATTAGAGATATTGATGCTCTTGCGAACCGTTATAATAAAGCGGAGATCTACTTTCACCAGGACCTCTAAGGGCTTGATGGAGTTGCCTCGGCTTTGGCCATGAAGAAATACTTGGAAGATAATGGCATCAAAGTTGTTGATGCACATATTATCCAATACGGAGATACAGAATTTGCTGTAAAGAAGAATGATGCCTTAGGAGACACTATGCCTGTTCTAGTGGATTTTGCTCATGGAAAACCTATGTTTAAAATACACACAGACCACCATGATAGTCAGATTGGGGTTGATACCAAGAAAACATCTGGGCAATTTAAAAAAGCCAGATCGAATGCAGAAACAATTTCACAAGTTATTTCAAAAAATGATTTGTTTAGTGATACTGATATTTTAATTATAAATACAGTTGACTCTGCTGACTTTGTTAGACAAGGTTTAACTACAGATGATGTTATTAATTATTTATTCAAATTTGACAAATCAAAAAGTGTTAGAGAGAATAAATTATTAATGGGTTTAGTTGCAAATAAATTACTATTGGCTTTTAAAAACAAGAAAGGATTTCTTGAAAATTTGGTTATGAATTCAAAACCTTCCATTTTATCAATATTGAATAATATAAAGAAATGGATGAAAGAAAATACTACTGAACTCCCAGAAGATTTACAAGCAAATGCTGAAAAGTATATTGAAAGTATGAAGGGTCATAAGAATGTTGAATTTAAAGATGGTATTATTTACCAATATGGTATGGGTTCTTTAAAGGGAACAGGTTCATACGATAGATATACATCATTTAAAAACCAACCTGATGCTGATTTCTTAATTATATACTGGCCACTAGGATTAATTCAAGTTTCAAAAAATCCATTTAAACCAAACCCCAAGTATAGCAAATTACATTTAGGTGAATTGGCACAAAAAGTTATGGGGCAATTTAAACCTATGTTAGAAGATAAATTAATTTTATTATCAACAATTAAATGGGTTAGTGAATCAAAAGCAACAGAAGAAAGTGTTGGTTTTACCTTTAATGATTTTTATGCCACTTATGGTGATAAATATTATACAAAAGAAGGTGCTCCAAAAACAAATGAGGAATTAAAGGGAATTATGGATAAGTTGTTTGGTGAATTAACTGAAGAGGAGAAAAAGAAATTAGATAGTATTGCACTAAATGCTTGGGATTTAATTCAAGCAAATAGTGGGGGTCATCCAAGTATTACAAATATTTCTGGACTTAACTTTATTGGTAGGGGTAGCAGACCACCATCAAAAGAACCAAGAACGTATGCACCAAAATCAACTGAACCAAGAACATATGCACCAAAAACAAGCACCTACAAATCAGAGCCAAGAACTGAAACTCAATATCTGACATTAATGAAAGATATTGCAAGTAAAATAAAAACCAAATTAGAGAAGGAGATTTCTAGTTATTAAGATTTATAACATCACCTTCGTTAATATTATGTTTATCACAAGTGCCCCCAACTACCTCCAGAACCAAATTACCATCACCACAATATCTTTTACATTTTTCTGTTGAGCAAGGGGGGCAATTGTGGTGAATTTTTGTTATAACATTATCTTGAATCATTATAATATCAAGTGAGATAATGCAATTTTTCATCCAGAAACATGACCTGGGTGTGTCCATTATGAATAGCATTGCATCAAATGTGTCATCAAATCTTTTATTCATCATCCCCTTTTCTTTCTCTTCTCTGGATATTGCTAATTTAGCATTTAATGTTAAATCATTTATATTAATTTTCATAGAATTATTTATTTAATAATAAATAGGTTTTAATTATTTTTTTTGTATATTTACAGAAACAAAAAAGGAAACTATGCTAGTGATTGGAGATATACATGGAAGTAAATTCTGGAAAAATATTGTAAATCAACATCTTGATGAAGATTATATTGTCTTTGTTGGGGATTATGTTGATACACATAATGCTATGAGTAATACTAAAATGTTAAAGAACTTATTGGATATTATTAAGTTCAAAGAGAAATACCCAGATAAGGTAAAATTATTGTTAGGAAATCATGATATTCATTATTATTTTCTAAATAGTTCATATAGGGGTAGTGGGTTCAACTTTGATATGATGTTTGAGTTCAATACAATCTTCAAGAATAAAAAACATTTATTCCAAGTTGCCTTTATGTATAATAATACAATTGTTTCCCATGCTGGAATTACAAATAGATTATACCAATCTGTTGAGTCTGATTATAAAGATGCGCTTGATTTGGGTTGGGGTGATGGGAATGAGCATAATACTATTGCTGATAAGTTTAATTTCTTGTTTAACATTAGCAGTAAATACCTTTTCTATATTGGTGATGAGAGGGGTGGTTTGGATCCTTTCTCTGGGATTTTCTGGGCTGGTATGAAAGAATTATGTGAGGATTATTTGGTCGGATATAACCAAGTTATTGGTCATACGCATTTGGCTGAAAAAACAATCAAAAATTATGATGATATTACCTTAACCTTTATTGACACAGGTAATGAAAATGCTTATCATTTAATTAAGTAACTAAATAAAAAAAAAGATATGAGAAAGTATGTTGGCGTTTTAGTAAAGCATAAAGAAGAATTCCTATTATGTAAAAGAAGCCCTAAGACTAAAAGTCTTCCGGGAATGTGGTCAATACCTGCTGGCAAATTGGAGGCTGGGGAAACAACCCATGAGGCAGCAAAAAGGGAATTTCATGAAGAAACAAATGTTAGTATTCTTAATAAGAAAATAAGATTACTGAATGTTATTGAAAGATATTCAAGAGATGGCAGCAGGGTGAATGGTGAATTTTGGGTTTATTTATTGGAAAGTCCAGACAGATTAGTCCCAGATTTGGTAAATGCTATTGATGGTGATGAACATACTGAATGTGGGTATTTCATAGTAGAAGAATTAGATGGATTGAATATTGATGACAAACTAAAAAATATGATTAAAAGTTTGGTTTAAGATATTTATCTAAAAAATAAAAGTGAAACGAATTTTAATCACAGAAAGTCAATTAAGCCTATTAGTAAAAAGTGATAATACTGCACATGATACTGCACATGATACTGCACATGATACCATACAAGAATGCACGATAGCCGCTGTTAGACTAGACAATGGTAATGTCATTGCCAAGAATAGAGACAGAGGCTATCTTGCTAAAATGGAGGTTGTTCACGAGATTGTGGAGGGGGTTGAAATGGTGTATTGGAGGGATGTTGAGACAGACTGGTCTGAAGGTATGAACGAATACGGTATTGGAATTGTTAATTCAAGTCTGTTGGTTAGACAAGATGAGAAAGAGAGCAACAAAGTATTCAAATCCAAAAAAGTAAAAAATTCAAATGATGGAAAAAAGATTAGGCATGCTTTAAAATGTAAGAACATAAAGGATGCTATTAAATCTGTTATTTCCTATGATGCTGATGATCCAAAAAATGTTGGAATTAAAGGTCAGACAATTGTTGGTAGTCCAAAGAATATATATATTGTTGAATTAACAAGCAAAGATACTCCTGTTATTACAAAAATGGGAGATGAGAAAGTTGAGGTTAGAACCAATCATGGTATTGCTCACAAAAAAACTGGATACATTTACGGAATTAAAAAGAAATCGTCCCACTCTAGGTTAGAGTTGGCAAAAAAGCATTTACAAGATGCTGAAGAAGATATTGATGTTATTGATAAGATGAAGGAGCAATATAAGAAAAACAAATTCTTAAATCCTTATCGAATGAAGAATATGTATAACATGCAAACTGTTGGACAAATAATGATGAATTTGGACAAAAAAGAAATTTTAATAAGAATGGATAATGAGATGGGGGAATTTGTTGGCATAGATAATAAGTTGCCAGATGATTATTCGCCCAAAATAAAAATAAGAATTGAGAGTGAGAAAACAAAGGGTAAATAATGGAAAAAGACACAATAAGAAGCATATTCAAATTCCTTGAAAATGAGGATAATAGAAGCACACCAATTGTCTGGAAATTAATTAATAATGAACCATTAACAGATGATGAATTAAATATTGAAGGCAATTTGAATTTGACTGATTCAAAAATAACACAATTACCAAAAGGTTTGAAAGTTGGAGATAATTTGAATTTATTAGGAACAATAATAACCTCCTTACCAGAAGGTTTGGAAGTTGGGGCTACTTTGGATTTATCATATTCAGATATAAGAACATTACCAGAAGGTTTGGAAGTTGGGGGTAGTTTATGGTTAATTGGGTGTTGGCTTATAACCTCATTACCAAAAGGATTACATGTTGGTGGTGATTTATATATTTTCAGAACTAATTTTAGAAACTTATCAAATGATGAAATAAGAGATATGATTAAACCTGGATTTATAGGGGGAGGAATATATAGAACATGATAAAAGAAACAATAAGAAACATATTCAAATTCCTTGAAAATGAGGAGAATAGAAAGACACCAATTGTCTGGAAGATAGTGAATAATGAGCCTATTGAACAAGATGATTTAATTGTTAATGGTGATATAAATATGGAATATTCAGACGTAGAATCATTGCCAGAAGGACTGTATGTTA